GCGACCGCGCCTTCCATAGCCACAGGCCTTGGGCTTCTTTCACCCTTCTTCCGGGCTAGACCGATCTTGACCATCAGTTGGACTGTCCGAGCAGGCTATTCGAATACGCTGTCGTGCCCGCATTGGGCGCAGTGGAGCGCGTGGTCGGCGTGGTGAGAACCGTGGACGTGCGGCCGGACCGCTGCTGAACCGCTGCGGCTGCGCGCTTCTGAGCTTCCTTGACCGCCGGGTCTTCAGTGTCCGGCATAGGCTGGACAGGCGTAGGCTTTGGCGTGGAGCCACCGAATAGACCGCCCATGGCTATCTCCTTGCTTTGTGCTTTGCATGCCCGAGATTGACCACGGGACGAATATGATCACGGCGCTCTTGAGCCGCCTTTGGTCGCTTGAGGCCGCCAAGCCCAGAGGCGGAAAGCATGATGGTCGTGTCACCCTTGTCAGGCGATCGACCCAGCCGCTCCCGCATTTCTTCCTTTGGACCAACGAGAATGTCGCCGCCGGTCTTCTTGTTCGGCTTGACCTCGTAGCGATATGCGGCAAGATCCGCGGCGAGTTCAGGATCTGGCGGCAACGCAACGTTCGATCCGTATTCAGGATCGAGTTGCTCGCGGAACTGCCAGACGACTTGCGCCCTCAGATTATAGAAACGGAACATCCCGTCTCGGCTTGCGCCCGATGCTATCTGGCTTCCCTTGAAGCCGTAGCAATCGACATCAGCATGGGCGAGCTGCGTCAGCGTATCGCCACCATAGCCGCCGCCAGCGTCGACCACGACACGGCAGCGGTCGCGCATGACCTTGACAATCTCCGCCGCGACGGTAGGGCCGTCTGGTGTGTCCTTGCCATCGAAGCTCTTGAACTGGCTGTACCAGAAATCGTATCGCGCCTGGATCTGCGTCTTGTCTGATCCGCCTTGGGCAACGTCAGCCGCGACAGCAGTCATTGGCGTGTTGATCGGCGGCGATGAAATCCACCTGATCTGCGCCTGCCTGATCCATTCGGACGGGATTACCTGCCATTCGTGATCGGCTCGTCCAGCATTGAAGTCACCATAGAGGAGCTGCGAACGAAGCGGCTCCGGCAATGACTGAAGCTTGGCGCGGTATCCTGTGTCCTTGAGATATGGATTGTCGTTCAGACTGGCCGGGATGAAGGTGCGAGACATCGCCTCGTATTCTTCACCATTGCGCTCATACATGCCGGGGCCGTCGACCCATTCCGTTTCGCTTGCGACAACGATTGCCCAGCGAAGTTCACCGGGAAGGGCTTTGTTCGGGAATGACGGGTCCAGCCAGGGGGCGAACTCAACGATCATCCATTCGCCGTCACCGCCTCGAGGTGGGTTCGACCCGAGGATAACGCGGCATCGCTGCCCTTCCCTTGTCGAACGAAGCCAGCCGATCAGGGAAAATACCTGCTCCTTTAGAAACTCGCCTGCCTCGTCAAAGGCTAGATAGTCCTTCGCGTTGCCAGCGTGCTTGCGCCAATCGTCCGGCTGGTTGAGCCCGGCGAACTTCAGCCTGCCGCCGTCATTGCGCTTGAAGACGTTCTCGTTGCCGCCGACGAACTTACCGTAGTGCGGCTCTCCGACTTCCTTGCAGAACTCTATCAGGCCGTCGAGCTGGACGGCTTCGCGGCGAAGGATCAGCCCATTGAAGTGGCCGGTGAAGTAAGCACCGATCTCCAATGCCGTCTTGCCGCCGCCTGCCTGGCCGCCGTAAAGCAGGATGTCAGCCTCGCTGAGCATCGCTGTCGTCTGCGGGCCGGGGTTCGGAAGGAACGGCCTATCCAGTTCCACCGCAGCCAGAGCCTCAAGCTCCTTGCGCTGCTCGCCCGTCAGGTTCGCAATAACAGCCTCAAGCTGGCTTAGCTCAACCGTTTGCATTCATGCCCTTGGCGAGAAGAAGAGCTACAGCCTTTGCCAGATCGCGGTCGGATGTGGATTCCGTTTTGATCGGGCCGCCATCCTTGCCGGTTACCTCGACCTTTTCGGTGAAGATGCCGAGATGCTTGCCGAGATCGACCAGGGCAGCGCGTTTGTCGTGGAGCTTCAGCTTGATCCCGCCATTGGAATTCTGGCTGATCTCGGAGATTGCGCCCGCCGTTTCGTCATCGATGTCATCGCTTGAGATCAACATCACGTTGTTTGTGACGACGTTCTTGATGACCAACGTGTCGCCGCCATCAGGATTGTCTTCTTCCGTGACCAGCGTGCCTTGCCACTTGATCGCCTTGCGAATGTCGGCGAACCCGATCTTGGCGAGCTCTTTGATGACGCGATCTGCGGTAATATCGGTCCGATCAGCTCGAATTTTCATCGCCGCTGATATGGCGCGCTGGACTTCAACATTTCTCAACAAACGTTCGCCTTGAGATGCTGCCGTCTTTGCGCTGTATCCAGCCCTGATTGCGGCCTGCGTCGCGTTCAGATCGATCAGGTATTCCCTGACGAAGGCACGCTGCTTTGCGGTAAGCTCGTTCTCCCACTCCTCGGTAGAAGCGTCATGGCTTTGGCGTGACATAAGCTTGTTGCCTCCAAGCTTCAGTGAACTGTCAGCCACAGGTCATTGCCGGGCGGCTGGTATGTCTGGCATGAGGAGAGCATGAGCAGCGCGAGGAGAACGAATGTGCTGCTCATGATCGTTATCATCCGTGTTATGCCTTCTGGACGGTGAAGCTGATGATCAGCGTGCCGCTAAGCGCCACTGATGCATGGATGTTCTGGATGACGATGCTGGCCGACCCAGCGGCGCACTTGGCCGTGGCTACCGCTGGCGTGCCAACAGCGTTGGTGCCATTGGCAACGGAGACGAAGATCAAATCCGAAGCCAGCAGCTTCGTATTGGTCAGCGTCAGGGTGTAGGTTGCTGCCGCTGCCGTCGACAGAGCTTCCGTCGTGATCTTGCCGGAGAGCTTGGACAGCGTGACGGCGCCAGCGACAGCGGTTGCCGTCTTCGTGCCTTCGTCGATTGCAAGCGCGCCCTGGCTGCGAAGAACGCCGTTTTCGTCGATGCCGAGCTTGCGGCCATAGAGGGAGTGATAAGCCATTTTACTGCTCCTTTGTGATTGCTATTCGCTTGTTGCTTGGGGAGAAGTCGCTAGTACATGCCAACGATGCCTGTCGCCGTCGTGCCTGTGGCGCGAACAGCGACGATCGAGATGTTGTATTCCACGCCAGACAGCAGGGTCAGGGAACGGTCGGCCGTATCATTGGCAAACCGGACAGCAAGCGTGCCGCCAGCGGCGCAGATGACCTTGCGCGTCCCGGTGAAGGTGTTCGTCGCATGGGGCGTGATATCGAAAGAGCTAGCCGCCGGGCCAATCCATTCGACCGATGCGCGGGATATTGGGTTGGCTGCCATGTGGTGATCTCCTTAAACCTTGATGCCGGCCGACTTGAGGACGGAGGTCGCGGCGTTGATAACGCGCTGCCATTCCCGCTTGTTTGTCGGCTTGGCCTTCTTTGCCGCTTCGATCTTCTTCTTGGCGGTGGTGAGTTGCTTGTCAGGCATGGGCTATTGCTCCACTGCATTGACGTTTCGAGCGAGGTGCTCGCGCAGCAGGTAGCCTTCCAGCGCCCAGATCTTATCCCGGGCGTTCTCGCGGCTGATCTTGCGACCGATTTCCTGATTGAAGTTCTCGGGCGACGCAGCCGCGCTCTCGCCGGTGACGATGTAGCCATTGCGAAGCGTGAGCGCGCAGACGGTCAGCGTCGTGCCGGCGAAGACGTGATATTGTTCGGAGACGATAGTGCCATCGATCAGCGCCGGCGTCAGACGCGGAGCGTTCAAGCCCTTGGCCTGGATCTCGGCTTCAATCTGCTGTTCATCCTTGGACATCGTTCTTGCCTTTCAATCTGAGTTTCACTCTGGAATCAAAAAGCCCGACCAGCAGTTATGCCGTTCGGGCTGAAAGATTAGGCGGCCGGTACGAACGGCAGAAGATATTCGCCGCCGACATTGAAGGCCCGCGCGGCTTCGGGATTGATCGTTCCAAGCTCAAGCTTGCCCCAAGGGGTGTACTTGAAGAACTGATCGTTCTCCGGGCTGCCGGATGTGACTGGCTCGAACGTCAGCGTGAAGCCGGCCTGATTTTCGACGCGGCTGACCAGTTTAAACTTTGCAGTGCAGATGGGTGCTTCTCCTTTTTTAGCTCGGGAACCGCCGAGCGCGGATGGTGCTGGCCCTAGGTCGCGGCGATCAACGTAGCGACCATTCTCGATCGTGACAGAACGCATCGCGCACGGGCAGACTGGTTGGCCGTTCTGCGGGCCAATGCAGTTGCAAGCGTGAGTGCCGGCACCAATTTCATGGTCACCTTCAAGAGCTGCTTGGCGCATGAACCAATCTTTGGCGATGTTCATTTGCATGGCTCTCTCCAAATAGAAAACTCACCGCCCGGCCTGAAACTATAATCTGGCTTGGCCGAGTTATAGCAAAGCGGTCGTTTGGTATAACAACTGCGGAGGGGTGTTGATTTCTTCGCCCTCGAATGAGGAAGCAGAAATGAACATCGGGAATAAAGAGCCGGGACTTTGCCCAGCTCTTCGATATGGTCTTTCAGCTATTGGTGTCAGCCAGCGATGTCGGGGTCGATATGCTGGTAGGTATTGGCGGGCGCGGACGTGCTGGCAAGAGAATGGATGCTGGCGAAGATCGAACTTCGGTCGCCTCCATCGCCTTCGATCGCCGGCATCACGCTTGGCAGCATGGCGACATCTTCCTGGACGATAGCGATGGCCGGCGCAGGGTATTCCTTGGCCGCAAGCGGCTGGATGATCGCATGGGCCTCCATCGGGACTGCGGCGGATGCCGGCATTGCTGCGCATAGGCCGACCGCCATCATGGCGAGGCCAGCGCAGAGGATACTTCGAACAAAACGCATGCTGTTTCCTTTCTGCTGGTTGAAAAAGAAAACCCGCCGACCGGGTGACAATCCGGTGACGGGCTCTCTGGCGCTAAACTGAATTGGTCGGGTAGGTGAGCAAGACACCTACGCAGCGATCCTCTTGCCGGCAACACGCTGCGTTTCCCGATTCGGAGCGGCGACCCGGAATCGAACCGGGCTTATTAGCTTGGAAGGCTAAGACCTCACCTTGAGGATCGCAGCGAACAAAAAACCGCCCGAAGGCGGCTTGATTTGGTGGTCGCCTTGCGCAATTCACCACTATGCATTTCCTATACTTGATTCGGAACCTGAAGGGAATCCCCTTCAAGCCTGCTTTCGCAGTTTCCCATGGTTTTCATACCCGAAGTGAATGGCAAGCGCAGTCATCCCCTGCTTTAGCATTTCTATATAGGCTCGCTGGAGGTTCTTGCTCTGGGTCAGCTCGGCGACAGCACGCCCTTCCCCGCAAACCTTGACCATAATATCGTACCCGATGCCAAGGACACGCCGGCAATCAGCTAGGTCAATTCCTGCCTGGATCTGCTTATCGGAAAGCGCAGATCGCGGGCCACCGCCGTCGACCGGCTCCCGGGTATAATCGAACGATCCCGCGCCAGCGCCGCCAAGAGCTTCCCATATGACGCGGAAGCGTTCGCCTGCCCTCACCTGCGCCGGATTGATGAGCTTGCGCTGCTCAAGCGTCACCAGCGCGCTTTCCTTGAGGTTGATAGCGCTCAATATCCGCTTCGGGTTCCAAGCCTCGCCGTCGTGCGCTGGATTGTGGAGCGGGTTGTCGACCTCGTGTAGCACTGGCTTGGTCTGCAGGTGACCGATCTCGGCCAAGGTCACACCGCCCAACTTCTCTTTTCGTCCTCGTCTCGCCATTTCATTGCCCTCGTGTTCGAGCCGCCGCTCAGTTGTTCCAACCCGTCCAGCGCTCAGCCTCAGCTTGGCGAATGGTTCTGGTGAGATCGTTATTCCATTTAGCCAGCAGGGTTTCCTGCGGTCGGCCCGCATACTGCTTCATGGCCTCAATAAGGATCGACTGCATCAAGGCGGCCTGGAGGTGGCTTGATATGGTGACCGAAGCCAATACGTGCCCATGGACATACCCCTGGTATCCGTAGATGGCAGATCGCCCCGCACTTGGACCGTTATCGGATAGGCTCATCGCGCCATCTCCATAACCGCCTCTTTGCGAAACAGCTTGTCAGCCATCGCGAACTTCGCCTCCTTGACCGACGGCCCGTCGAACACTTCGCCGCGGATCTCCCGTCCGTTCATAAATGCCAGCATGTGCTTGAGGCATTCTTCGGCAGCCTCGCCTTTGCTGCCGAACACCTTCGGCTTATTGCCGGCGCCCATGATTGGCGACGGATGAGCATCCCGGCATAGGCGCGTCATGGCCCAATACCGTCCGCTCGGGAGCTTGTGCGGATATGCTGCGTATCGATTGGTCATGCGCGGGTCTCCGCCATCCGTGCTTCAACCTTGCGGATCGCGTAAAGCGCTGTCGTATGATCGCGGCCACCGAACATGCGCCCGATCTGCGGAAGGCTGATCGTGAACCGATCGGATATCTCCCACATGAGCTGATGGCGAACCTCTACAACCTTGTCCCGGCGCTGCGGGCCGATGATCACCGTGAATGACCACCCGAGTTCGGCGCACCGGTCCTTGAGATAGGTCAGCGGCGGGTTTACCTTCCGCATGTGCCATTCAGTGACGTGAGCGTCGAAGTTCAAGCTGAACTGATCCCAGAGCGGGATCTTGGGGGCGACGAAGCGGATCTCTACCGGCTCAGAAGCCTGCACCGGCGCGAGCTTTTTCATCTTAGCCAGCCGTCCCGCAATCTCGAACCGCTTGCGGCGCGCCTTGGCCTCCTCGATCATCTCGGCGCCGGTCTGGTAGTGCTTGGTTTCAAACTGGATGTTCATCGCTTGGATCCTCGTACCATGCTGGTTTGTGGGAGTTTCGATATCGTCTCGGGACGCTTTGCCTTGAGAGCATCGAGCTTTGCCTGCGTCTCCGGGTCAGTCGAAGCCTGCTTGCGGCTGGTGATCACCGGTGCCCCTGCCGTGACGGACTTTGCAAGCTTCCGAACCCATTCGCGGTGTCCTGGCTTGGCTCGCTCGATAGCGATCTGCATGCGGCGGCGCTCGTCCTCGGCTCTGTCGAAGAGCTTCTGAGCTTCCCGGCGCAGGCCCAACCGTTCACCCCAGAACGGGGCGGTGATCGACCGGGCATGCTTGGCAAACTCCGCACATGTCGGCATGAACTGGCCGGTGTGGTTCTCGACCCGGCCGCCAAGGAAATCGTTCGTGGCCTCAGATACGGCCCATTCCGGAAGATCGGCGCATGCCTGGCGGAACTCCTCGGCGAAGTCTCCGATCTCGATACCTGGCTGCGGGCGGAGTTGACCGCGAAGGCGGATCGCAGCGTCTCGGATGGCGATAGGCTTGCAACGCTCCATCAGCCGATCGATCTCGCTAACACGCTGAGCGATCTCTCTGGCCCTACGGCGATATCGCTCTGGAAGGCGATCGAAGATATCTTCGGAAACGAGGTCATGCATCGATGAACTTCCCCCTGATTATTTCGAGATCTGATTTTTTCGGCGCGCTAGCGCTAGAAGAAAAACCATTTTTCGGTTTTTCTTCCTTCCTCTTCCCTCCTCCATCCTCCATCTGAATTGGCTTTTCTCCTTTTAGGGGAAAAGCGCCATTATCAGCGTCTGGTTTTTCCGAAGCGTTGACGCCTAAGCCAACGTAATTGGAGATATCAGGTGTGATAGGATGGACGTCATTCGGAGTTTTTGGGCGCTGATGCTTACGGAAATTCCGAATTGCTCCGTACTTACGGCCGTCAATTTCGTAGGAAAGGATAACTCCCTCGCGTTCAAGGTCGACCAGAAGCGCGGCGACATCAAAGTTGTCGGCGGGGAAAAGACGCATTTTCAGCGTCACGGGCTTCCATTCGAATATGCCCTTGTCGTCAGCTTCTACGCCGATGCCCAGGAACAATAGGCGAGCCTCTGGGGTGACTGAAACCAGACGCTCATCTGTGAAGAATCCAGGGTGAATTGATCTGATACGGCTCATCGGCTAGACATCCATTCTTCCGGTGTTCTGGCGCCCTTGCTGCGGTTACAGGAGGCGCACGCGATAGTGAGATTGGAACTGGTATTTCGGCCACCACGAGATTTCGGGAAAATGTGATCGACATCGAATGGGCCTTCGGTCGTGCGGCAGTACGCGCAGACCATGCCATCGCGAAGGAAAACTGCCTCGCGAACTGATGCCCAATCACCTTCAGGCCAATTGCTTGGGTGAAGGTCGTATCGAATGTGGCGGCTACACTGGATTTTCGTTAGATTGAGAGACCTGAGCTGCTTGATTGTCGGCATGTTCCGCGTTGGCCGCTGCCAGCCAGAAATTAACATCAGCGCATATTCACCGACCTCTTTAGTTGAGAGATGCAGGGTGTCAGCCAGGAAAGAATTCACGTTGATTTTCATGCAAGGTGCATCGGTCATCGAACCACCTCGACTTCAATCCCATACAAAGCGGCCACATGTTTCCGTTTCCAAGCGCTTAATGGAGTATCAAACCCCTTCACATCGATCGCCCTAAACCTTCCATCTTGGTCGTGGTCGATGAAGGCGAAGTCGGCCCGGTATGTGCCGATGATTTCTCCATTGACGATCAGGTTGAATTTACGCTGGCGCTCGAAGCCGGATATCCTGCCGGCGCGCTCAAGCAGCTTCAGGTCGGAATAGACTTCCGCCTCGCGCTTGCTGTCGAAGGTGATGCCGTCAACTACCGTCCGCTTGGCGCCGAATTTATTCCCGCGCTTCGGCTTGGCGATGGCGGCCTGATACTCCTCGCGGGTCATGACTTCGCTCATGCGTTCTTCCTCTTCGGAAGTTCGACGCCAGCCTCTGACAACACCTTGCGAATGCGGTTGCCAGAATCCTCGATCATCGCCAACATGGAAATCGGGCTGGACCAGCTCTCATGCAGCCCCAGTTTCGCGGTGATGGCGACGGCCTTGCAAAGTGCCTCGACATCCCAGCTATCCAGATTGTGTCCGTATGCAGCCTCCATGGCATGGAGTAGCTTCAGGGCAGCGTCACGGCTACCGCTGCGGCGCCGTACCTCGTCCTCGATATCCTGCTTCTTATCCCGATCCCAGCGTTCACGGGCTTCGGCCACGGCCTTGTTGATGGAGGCTGTATCGAGTTGCCCTGCGCGGCGAACTAGTGCTGCGACAAAGCCGGCGGTCAGCGGTTTGGCTTCGAGCAAAGGTGCTTGCCGTGCCTTCCGAATGACGCCATCCTTGAACCAGTAAATGCCCCAAGTCGCCGGGACCTCATCTGGCTTCACCATATTGGCCGGGCATACGAGCGACCACCGATGGCAATACTGCATGATAGGCATGGCCTTCTCAGGGTTCTTCATCTCGTTGAGGAAGTCCGATCGGCTGACCTTCACCTCGAAGCCGTGGATCTCATGGCCGGTCGAAGGCCAAACGCCCATAGCAATCGCGTCGGCATAGCTCTTGATGCCGTACCCGGTTGCGTTCGATACCTCGAAGAACGTTTGATAAGCTGGCGGCGCGAAGACATCGCTGATCGCCTTCTTGACATCCGATGACGTGACCTTGCCTAGCGGCTGGAGATCAGGCTGAAATAACGCGGCGTCTGTCATACCTGCCTCCTCGCACGAATGTCGCGCAGCTCGGAACGCACTCGCTCATTGCGAATCCGGTTCTCGTATCGCTTGTTCAGCTTTTCGTTGATTAGGCGGTCGGCTTCAGACGGATCAATGCCAAGCTCTTGGGCTATTGCTTCAACATCAGGGCCTATTAGGTTGAAGGCTTCAGCGAACGTCATGCTGCCACCTCGCGATAGGCTGCATAGTCTTCCGGCCGCTCAAGCTTCTTGCGACACGGCGGAATCCAAACAAGTTTCGTGGTGCTGACGCCCTTAATCCAGATGAGCCAGCAATAAGACGTTGCAGTCGATCCGGTCGCGGTCAGTCGGCCCTTGACCATCGGGACACGCTCGGAGAACTGAGCGACGATAGATGGCGGGTTCTTGCTGAATAGGTTCTGGTATCGCCCAACGCCCTCCAGAAAAGACGTGCGGACGATCATGGCCACGCCTTCGGTTGCCAGATCGCGCGCCTTGGCAATAAACTGCTCGGCAAGGCGGAAGGGCGGATTGCTGATGATCCAATCCGAGTTGACGATAGGAGACGGACCCATGAAGAGGAAATCGTGCCGAAACGGGAAACCGTTCGTGTCCGGCTCTATGCCGTAGTCGTGCACATCGCTTGATGCGACGTACCGAAAATACTCCCCAAGGGGCTCGGCCATGTGCATGCGATTGCAGGCAGGTTCCCAGACAGTCTTGCTAGTCAGATGGCATCCGACCAGAACGTGCTCGCATAGCGCCCGTGTTGCCCATGGCTGTGTCGGGAAGTCGTCGAGGCTGTCGTGAGGTTCGCTGCGCTGCTGCATGACAGCAGAAGAGGTGTTCTGGATCATGCCGCATCCCTCTTCGCGAGCGCCTTCACATATGCCGCCTTGATCTCCTCAAACCGAGCGATGTCGTATTCCTTGGCGGAGATCTCGCCTTCAGGACGAGGACGCTTGCTCTGACGGCCGTGGTCGTCGAGCCAGGTCATGGCGCTGGCTATGCGCTTGTCTAACCAGGAGATCATTTCGGTGGGTTCGGTCATTGAGATCTGCCGCATCATGCGGGCCGTCCATGGTTCGGGTGATATCCAAGATCTGCCTCGGCATTCTTCCGAAGCGTCACGGCAGCATCAAAGTCTTTTGAGTGTCCGAGATAGATCGGCTTCCCACGCTCGTAGATTTGCGCGTGCCAGACATTGTCGCGTCGGCTGAAATAAACACCCGGATGCCCGCTTTTGTTTTTCTCTGATATGCGAAGATTCTTGAGGTTTAAGGACTGGGGAACGTCCCTAAGATTTAAAATCCTATTGTCCGAGCGATTACCATTAATGTGATCAATTCCATGCGACGGAACGACACCAAAATGCATAATCCAAGCAATACGGTGTGACAGATAAGACTGCCCTTTAACCCGAATTACCCTGTAACCATCTCGCGATATAGACCCCGCCTCACAACCAGAAAATCTCGAATTGAAGGCTTTGTCGTGCTTAGATCTGACTTCTCTTTGCAACCACAAGAATACGCCTGTGGTATGCTCATAAGTCAGATGCAAAGGCCAATCGATTTCGCTTAGACGGTCTACGGTCATGATTTCAATTCGTCCTTAAGCTCCGGAGCCAGCCAATATGCGAGCTGCCTCGATGAGCGCATGAGCGAGCGTCCGAGGGCTATGCGCTTGCATCTCCACCAAGAGCGCAGTGGCCCGGCCGATTGCCGCATCGAGTTCTCTTGCTTCTTCTCGCCCATATCTGATCCCCGCCGTTTCCTCGATTTCCCGCAATTCTTCTGCACTGATGGATACCCGCGGGTCGGCGTACCAAACGTCTCGTGTCCGAGATGGAGACCATCCGAGTTTGCGGGCGGCTTTGATAATGCGGGTCTTCACGCTGCCTTGTTGCGGCGGCGATATGTGATCCCGTAAAGCTGACTGGCAAAAATCGACGGTACTCATAATCGGATTTTTCCTATTGTTTCTGCGCATTATTCCGACGGCTCCTATGGTCAATTGCTCTTGTTCACGGAGCTTACTGATGACCAAAGGCACTCAAATTGATGGAGACGAGGCAGACCGCTTCCCGCGTGCGACGGGTGAGTTATCCGCCTCGTCTCAGTCCGCCGCATCGGCGAGCCAGGTAATTCCATTTCCGCGAGATCGACGCGCCGCCATGGTCGATCTTGCTGCTGGCGACGATCCGCTGTCGTCGCCAGCCTCATTTCAGTGCCTTGGGAGCGCAGTTGCCGCCGTCGTAATGAGGCTTGGCCGCGCTCGACCGAGGATAAATGTCCTGGTCCAGACCCCGGAGGAGGAAGATCTGGACCAGTCTTGAGCGCGCGGAGCTTGGGAGGGGGACGCGCTCAATTGAAATTCAATAATCCTCGCGTCGGAACTGGCGGCTATCGCCCTCGGGCGCGCCGGCTTCGTCATCCGACTGACTTCCGTGGCTCGGGCCGTAGACGAGACGGAAGAGCCAATAGGCGATGCTGCCAAGGACGACCGCCACCACGAGAATGCCAAACGCTCCGGCGCAGTATTGAAGGCCTAGGAGGAAGAAGCTCATTCGCCGTCCCCTTGTTCACGGCTGATGCGACCAGACAGACCGCAAGCGCAGGCGCAGAGGAACGTGGCGATGAAGCAGATGACGACCACGGCGACGAGTGACGCTTCAAACATTGTCCCGCTCATGCTGCCCTCCGATTTCGGATTTCTTCCGGCTGAACGTCCATTGTGCATTCTTCGCAGTGCCGCTCGATCTGCTCAGCGATCGACAGCGGCTTCCAGCATTTGGGGCAACCGATGTAATGGCTTGGGATTGGTTTTCGGTCCGGCGCGGTGCTGGTCATGCTTCCCTCCGAAGGAAAGGCTGCATGCCGTTGTCGACGAGGATCTTGTCGATGGCCGCGAGGACTTCAGTTCTGGTGATCCGTTTCGGGCTTCCTCTCGACCTCAATGGTCTCAGGACATACCAGCGCCGGTCGCAGCGAAGCTCGTAGCCAAATCGGGCCATGATGCTCTGAAGATACATCCAGTCCGAAGTGAAGCCGCGCGGATACTGACGTGGCTGACCGCCCTTGGCGATGAAGTCGGACATCAAGCTGTCGAGTTCGGAACGAGAAACGCGAGATTGTGAGATTGAAAAAGTCATGCCATTTCCCTTTCCCGCATCGCGACCTTGCACGAGTGGCAATGGTCAACCGTGCCGCTCCCGCAGTTCTTCGGGGTTCGGCAATGAGGTCTCAGAAGTTTGGCCGGTGCAGTTTTACTGAACGGTGCACCGGCCTGTGCGGCGAACGATTGGGTATTAGCTACTTCATGATCGCCTCCTGTGTTGGCGGCGGCGCTGCCTGTGTTGGTCTCGGCTGGACTTACGCGCTCGACGCTGGGGGCTTCGGCTTCGCCTTGAGAGGCCGTAGCAATCTCGGAATTGGAGACGGTTCCGCTCTCGGTACCGACAACTGTTACGACCTCGTTGCGCACTGTTGCTTGAGCATTCTCGCCCTCATGCTGGGAGTGGCCGTAAACCCGCTGCGTCGTTGCCGTTTCAGGCTGTTCATCTTCGAGGAATTCACCCGTAGTCTGGTCAAATTCTTCAATCTTTTCTCGTGTGCGCAGGCGCGCATTCCGCGCGGAGCTATTCAGGGCGTCGAGGTAGATGTCGACGACAGCCTCGAACTCGGCATCAGCTGGACTATCCAGATCTTGCTTGGTCTTGAGGCGGAACGCGGCGCGCATTGCCTTCGGCTGATAGCCGATACCCTTCGCTTCGATGAACAGGTCTTTCATCAGGTCGGCGACCTGCTTCTTTTCGGCTTCGAGATTTTCCCAACGCTGGAAGAAGGATTTGATCTGCCCGTCGGCGGTCATGCTGCACCCTGTGTGACTGCAAAAAGGTCAGGGCGGATGATATCAAAGGAAAGCTTTGTGACGCGGGCGACATCGGCAATCCGCTCAGCTGGAACCCGGTCCCACTGCGCCACTGCGCCGCGCGTCACGCCGATCTCTCTTGCCAAATGGGCCAAGGAAGGGACACTTTCCTTTACGGCCTCCATGCCAGTCTTCATCTTAAATGCTCGCGTTGTAGGGTTAGCATGATGTACAGTTTAACTAACATCATGTCAAGCGAGACTATCGAAGATTGCGCCGAGGCGGCGCGATATCATAGCTTCATGGAACTGAACGCACGCATATTCAAATCACGCAAAGACGCAGGATTGACGCAGGACGAACTTGCGGAAGCTGTGGGGAAGACACGCGGGGCTGTCGCCCAATGGGAATCAGGAGATGTCCGCCCGCGCCATACGACGTTGATCGCTATCGCCAAGGCAACGAACAAGCCGCTTAAGTGGCTCGAAAGCGGCATTGGCGATGACAGCATAGGCTTGAGAGTGGTTGGTGAAGTTGCCGCAGGGCTTTGGAAAGAAGAGAGCCTGGAGTTCGTTCCCTTCGGCGTGCCTGTCGCTCCTCACCCCGACTATCCTGCGAGCGCCCAGCGCCTCTATAAGGTCTCGGGAAACTCTGTGAACCGAGTTGTCGCGGATGGAGAGTTCATTCATTGCGTCAATGTGCTTGAGGCTGGTCTTGTGCCAAGCAACGGCGACCTGGTCGTCGTCGTCCGTGAGCAGCATGGCCGTTACGAGTACACAGCCAAGCGTTTTCTGTACATCGATGGCGAAGGCATCCTAAGGCCTGAGAGCTATGATGATCGCTGGCAGGAAGATATTGTCATATCAGGCGACAGCGACACGGAAATCAGGATTAGCGATATAATCATAGCGAAGTGGTCGCCTCTGCGCTTCAATAGATAAACAGGCAATAACCCGAAAATAGCCCGCCCAAGCAAAGGTCGCTTGAGCGGGCTTTTTCGTGTTTGTGGGATAGCCTTGATTCGACATCTGGCTCAACTAAAGTTAGTTTAACTGCACATTTTTTCTCTCGGCCTATTGCGCGTTCGTTAGTTTAACTGTACAACACCCTCATACCAAGCCAATCGGCGATGAGGACGAGACGATGACCACAGTCCAATACGATTTCGAGGAAATGCAGATCTCCGGCGATGGTCTCCTCGCCTACGGCACGGCAACGCTTACGAGCGCCTGTGAGGATGACGGTGAATTTTACGTGTCGGAGATCGTCCTGCACGGCGGTCAGGTCCTCACCCGTCCCAGCCGCATCAACAGCGCCAACGTCTTCAATGAAACGCTCTTCACCTTGATCGTGAAGCAGATCGAAGATGATCGCACCACGCACGGAAAGCATGCGGCTCTGGAATGGACCGACGCCGTCTCCGGTCAGGTTTCCGACTTCGTTCCGGCCCTTCGCCGTCGCCACGGCATGCCCATGGTTCGCGTTCCCGAGATCAGCCCTCGCGGCTCCGTTCACTCTGTTGCGGCGGAATGACCATGACGCGGCTATTCACCTGCCCAGACTGCTTCGGTGACGGCAAGGAAACTTGCCATAATCCAGATCATGGCTTCATCACCGCGATCGGCGGCGAACTTGGTCGTCTCGGGTGCCCTGTGTGCGGCCACAATGCCAAGCACAAAGTGAGGTCCGGTGGACCTTGCTGCACCTGCGACGGCGTCGGCAATGTCACACTCTTGGCTGCTCGCGAGTTCTGCGAAGTCTGCGATTACGACTTCGATGACATCATGAGCCAGTGTGACCCGGACTTCTACGAAAAGATTCCCGCAGAGATCGGCGGTGCCACGTGATCCATTGCCATCTTCGAGGCACTGAATGCCCATGCGCCGCAACCGAGTGCCGTGCTGCACCTGTCAAGGCTGCCCCTCTCATCACCTTCACCGCCAAAGAGCAGTTCTTCGCCATGGCGATGCTCACCCTCTTCATGATCTCGATCAGCTACGGGGCGCTTTCGAGCGCGAACGAAGCTTATCGGAAGCAGGATCTTAAAAATCAGGAGGCGTCCGTCCAATGGACCAAGTAGTAGAAACCGGCTCGACCGATCTGATCATCACTCTGCCGGCGGTCCCGAACGTCAAGACGTTCACCGACGAGAAGGAATTCGACAAGCTCTATGACGCGATCCTGAAAAAGGTCAACGAGCATAAGCATGATGTCTCGACGAGGAAAGGCCGGGACGAAATCAAGTCGCTCGCCCACAAGATCGCCAAGACGAAAGTCGCGCTCGATAAGCAGGGATTTGCCCTGACCGAGGAATGGCGGCTGAACAAGAAGAAGGTGGACCTTACCCGGAACAAGATCGAAGAGCGCCTTGTTGCGCTGCAGACCAAGTTCCGTAAGCCCCTCACCGATTGGGAAACTGTCGAGGCTGCGCGGATCGAGAAGCATCAGGCCGCGCTTGATGCGTTACTGGCGTTCATCTCGACGCCGGCTGGCCATTCATCTGCCGAGCTTCGCGAAGCGAAGCTAGCCGTCGAGATGACTGTCGTCGATGCGTCTTGGGAGGAATTCGAGGATCGCGCGGCTATCGCAAAGGAAGACGCCGGCGCGGCTCTAGCCCGGTTGATCGTCGCCGCTGAAAAATCCGAAGCTGATGCCCGCGAGCTGGAAGAGCTTCGCGCCGCCAAGGCTGAAAGCGACCGGAAGGAAGCCGAACGTCTTGCCGCTGAACAAGCAGCGAAGGCCGAAGCCGAGCGCGTCGAGGCCGAACGACTGGCGGAAGAGAAGCGCCAGGCCGATATCGCCCAAGCTGCAAAGGACGCCGCCGACAAGGCCGCCCAAGAAGCTGCACAGGCTATCGCCGATGCTGAGCGCCGTTCTGAAGAGGCCAAGGCCAAGGCAGAACGCGATATCGCAGATGCAAAGGCCGAGGCTGATCGGAAAGCTGAAGCCGAACGCAAGCGCATCGAAGACGAGAAGGCTACCGAGGAAGCAGAGCAACGTCGCCGCGATCAGGATTACGAGCACCGGAAGTCGGTCAACAATCTGGTCATGTCCGCGCTAACCGATGCGGCTGGCATTTCGGACAAGCAGGCCATGCTTGTCGTCATCGCTTTGGCCAAGGGCCAGATTCCCAACGTCACCCTGAAATATTGAGGAGAAGTCCATGACCGCGCTGGCAAAGCACGAAGAGCAGCAAGAGCAGAAGCTCATCCCGGCCAACGATGCACCCATGGTCGCCATGATCGAGCGCATCGCCATGGACCCGAACGTCCCGATCGAACGCCTCGAGAAGATGCTCGAGATGAAATATCAGATGGAAGACCGTCAGCGCGACCAGCTTCGCGAGGACCGCGAGTATGAGGCCAAGACCGCCTATTTCGCGGCCATGTCTGCTTGCCAAAAAGAATTGCCGGTCGTCACGAAGAATAAGCGTAACAACCACACCAACTCAAACTATGCCGATCTAGCCGCAATCGAAGATCAGGCCATGCCGATCATCTACGACCATGGCTTCGGCGTCTCGTTTCAGCCCGACGGCTACAATGCCGAGGGCGAGCTGCTGATCAAGTGGGAAATCTCCCACTCTGGCGGCTATGTCCGTAACGGCATTGGCGCAATCCCCGTCGATGGAGCTGGGGCTAAGGGCGGCGTCAACAAGACCGGCACTCAGGCGTTCGGCAGCACGGCCACCTATGGAAGACGCTATCTACTCTGCATGCTCTTCAATATCTCGACCGGTGATGATCGGGACGGCAATCGCCCGCCCAAAGATCCCGACGAAGTTCAAAAGATCACCGACGCGCAGGTTTCTGTGATCAAGGATCTAATCGCCAAGTCCGAAACGACGGAAGAATACTTTTGCCAGCACTACAAAATCAAAGATGTCTCTGATTTGCCGTTGTCAACATACTCCGACGTGATCGGCTCTCTGCGTCGTCGCATCGCTATTATCGCGCAGCGCAAGGAGGAACAGAAGTGATACTGTTCTTCGACACCGAAACGACTGGCTTCTTTCAGGATCGGATTCCGGTCGATCATCCCGATCAGCCGTATATAGTGCAGCTTGCCGCCGAGCTTTGCGAGGATGACGGCAAGCCTGTCTCTGGGTTTTCCTTCATTGTCGACAACGGCGTAGACATTCCTGTCCAGGCATCGAACGTTCATGGCATTACGCCGGAGCGCGCAGCTCAGTTCGGTGTCAGCGCAGAATTTTCGCTCTCTGCCTTCACGCACCTCTATCAGCGCGCCGATCTCATCTGCGCCCACAACATTAAATTCGACCGTGGCATCGTCGAGGCGGCAATCGCTCGGCACTATGAACGCGTCATGCCGCTCCGCAAGCCATTGTTCTGCACGATGGAGGCTGCGACGCCGATCATCAATCTTCCACCGACCGAACGGATGCTCGCCGCCGGCTTCAATAAGCCGAAAGCTCCGAAGCTTGAAGAATGCATCCGCCATTTCTTCAACGAAGACCTCGACGGTGCGCACGATGCGATGGTCGACGTTGTCGGCTGCCGGCGCGTCTATTTCCACCTGAAATCTTTGGAGGCTTGATCATGGAAGAAATAGTCCAAGGAACAGCGGCATGGCATCAGGTGCGGCTAGGACGGGTAACGGCATCTCGCGTAGCCGATGTCATCGCCAAGACTAAGACCGGCTATGCCGCCACCCGCGCCAACTATGCAGCCCAACTCATTACCGAGCGCCTGACGGGCCTTCCGACCGAAGGCTTCACCAATGCCGCAATGATTTTGGGCACTGAGACAGAGCCGGAAGCGCGCGCCGCATATGAGTTTAACTGCGTGGCCTCTGTCGTCGAGATTGGCTTTGTTCCTCACCCCACAATCGGCGAGACCGGCGCATCTCCTGACGGCTTGGTCGGCGACGAGGGCCTGATTGAGATCAAGTGCCCCAACACTGCCACGCACATTGAAACGCTGATCGGCGGCGCGGTGCCAGGCAAGTACATCACTCAGATGATGTGGCAAATGGGATGTACCGGCCGGAAGTGGTGCGATTTCGTTTCCTACGACCCGCGTATGCCGGAATCCATGAGGTTCTTCTGCCGACGGGTTGAGCGTGACGACGCCATGATTGCCGAGCTTGAGCGCGAGGTGATCGCCTTCCTCAACGAGGTTCGCGGGAAGGTCGTCGAGCTTCGCCGCAGATACGATCCGCAGCCGATCGACGAGACTGCAGCTTTGCTGATGGTAGGGTGATCGACATGGCGAAAAAACCCTCCGAAAACGCACCTCTTTATGTCATTCGCCAGGGAGACCGCCTTATCGGCGAAATGGAAATGGATCGCGATATGATCCGCCAGTTTCCCGACGGCCAGAGGATCCGCGTCGATCTACGCACCGGCCGCGTTCCAGACCGTCTCCGCTTCTATTGGGCGTTCCTACGGGAAGTCGTGAAGGCAACCGGCTGCGCGCCGACCGAAAAGGCTCTCCACCAGATGGTGAAGCTTCGGACCGGTTTCACCGATGACATCATCATGGGCGGCTACATCGTGAAAGTGCCTTCGTCGATCGCCTTCGAAAACATGGATGAGCCGACGTTCGGCGAGTTTCTGCGCGAGGCGATTGCGTTCATCGCATCTGAGTTCGGTATCACTCCGGAAGACGTGAAGGGAGTGGCGGCATGAAAAACCCGAGCGTTAACCGCTACCTCAAGGATAAGGCATTCGATCACATCGACCATGCTCTCGGTCGGCCCGTCGACCCGATGCGGGAATCCTATCGCAACTATTTTGCCACCGACGTGGATAGTCAGCTTGCCAAGGAATTCGGCACTTCCGAGAATTGGGAGTTGTCCGGCGTGCAACGCGGCATGGCATATTTCTCAGTGACTGATGCCGGCCGGGCCGCTCTTCGCGATCACCTCGCAGAACAGGCAGTCCATATGGGCAAGCCGTGGCGCTCATTCGTCGTCGAGTTCAACGGGTTCAGCGATACGATCCCGGCCAAATCTCGCGCCCAAGCTCGATACCAGCGTTTTCTCAACGTCGCCGACATCTATCCGAGTTTGAAGTTCGGAGAGTTTGTCAGGTTGTCCAGAGTGAGGGTTTCAGCATGAGGACCGCCGACGACCACTGCCGGGCGCATCCTAGAGCCCTCCCCACGACACTGGCCTTCATCGATCGCCGTAACGAAGTGATAGAGCGGCTTAATCGGGAGATCGAGGCGAAGAAGCGCGCTAGCCGCAAATCTCTGATTGAGCGGGTCCTGCCTTGGTATTGGAGGCGGGGATGACCTATTTCCACGGCGGCTACGGACAGTTGAAGGTTGGCGACTTGGTGTTGCCACCCATCCAGACAAAAGTCCCATCACTCGCCCGCTTTGGCGGCCACGCAGTTTGCGACCGCTCGAAGGTCTATGTCTGCACCTTACAGGAAGGCGCCCTGCTCTACGCCTGCATGCATCCGTCTGGTCATGGCAAGGTCTACGAGGTTGAGCCGATCGGCGAGCTTCAGGAAGACCCTGACGCCAAGTCGGAAGGGTTTTCCTTTGCCTGCGACCGGGCGCGAGTAATCCGCGTCATTCGGGTGAAGGGCAAGACCATCAAGCGCGTCCAGAAATATATGCTGGAGGACGCGTGATGCCGATCAGCAAAGAACGCATGAAGCTCTATCCCGGCGGCGGAACCCATTCGAAGGAATGGAAGGCCTTCCGTGCATCTCTCCTTGATCGCGCCGACAATCGCTGCGAGGGCACGCCGATGCATCCGGATTGCCGAGCCGAGAACGGCAAGCCTCATCCTGTGACCGGCAGCAAGGTCGTCCTGACCATCGCCCACATGGATCACGATGAGAGTCACGGCGATCCGGGGCGTTGCCGCGCATTATGCCAGCGCTGTCATTTGCGTTGGGATGCGCCGCACCATGCCAAGAATGCCCGGATCACTCGGCGGCGAAAAGCTCCTCAGATTGATTTGGAGGATTTTCTGTCATGAGTCGCGCTGTGTCAGAATGGATCGGGAAGTCCGACGATCACCGCGCGCCTGGCACTGTCCGCGACCGCATCATGGCCCGAGAAGGCAACCGTTGCCATCTTTGCGGCTGCGAGATCGACGGCAAGAAGTGGGATCTTGATCATGTCGTAGCGCTGATCAACGGCGGCGAGAACAAGGAATCCAACCTCAAGCCTGCTCATCGCAAGTGCCATATTGCCAAAACAGCTCAGGACGTCGCCGAAAAGGCGAAGGTCGCCGCTATCCGCAAGAAGCACCTCGGCATCACGCGCCCGACCGGCAAGATCAAGTCTGCCGGCTTCCCACGAACCGAGAAATCCGAGAAGCGCCAGACGAAGCAGCCTTTGGCGCCGCGCCAGCTCTACCGAGAGGAACAGCCATGACCACCGCCAAGGAACTATCCGACCAGATCACGAAGGCCATGGAGGCTGTGACGCCGGGACCATGGGCATACCAACGGCCTGAGACATACGTGAAAGGTTGTGTGGGGACGGCAAATGTGCGCGTCGTCGCTCAGGTTGACGAGAGCCGTTTTGGCCTAACGAATTGGCAAGCCGATCTTGCCTATATCGCCGCCGCTTCTCCAGTCAACATGCGCGTCATCCTCTCAGCTCTTGCGGATGCAGAACTCCAATCCACCGCCGACTCCCGCATAGCAGAGCTTGAGCAGCAAATAGCGAACATCAAGGCAAGCCGTGATCTACAAGTCACGATTGCAGCGGGTGAGGAAGAGAGGGCGCGGAAGGCTGAGGCCAAACTTGCCGAGGCCGTGAAGGTGATTGAGCAACCCTTCTGCGTTCTGTTTCTTGACGGTCGCAATGAGCATGGCTCTCACGTCTTGCCAAGCTATCCACGATCCTTTGAGCCTGTCGGCGACGATATCGATGATCAGGCAGAAGCTATTCTGGTCGAGGCTGAACGTCTTGGGTTTGCCATCGGCGAGCACGTTTGGGCTGAGTTTATCGACGTGCCAGACCAGATCGGCGACGAGGGTCGCATTGAGTTTTCCGGATATTGGGAATTCAAGGGCATCAACGTCGAGATGAGCCGGGTCATCAACGCCTCGATCCTCTCCAAAATGGAGGGCTCTTCCCATGGGAAAGCTTGAAGAGCTGATTGCAGCGCTAGAGAAAGCCGAGGGGCAGGATCGGGAACTTGATCGCCTAATCCATTTCCATGTGGTTTCGCCATGGCTAGCAAAGACATGCGTCGATTGGACTTATGCCGCCTTCGAAGAGCCGAACGATTTTCTGTGGTGGACTGCAGCACGCAAAGCCGAAGGCAAGGAAGGCTATCACGACGGATGGTCATCAGTAACGGCATCTATCGACGCGGCCATAGCTCTTGCGAACGACGTGTTGCCGGGGTGGCGCGTCCGAACCGAACACGGTGAAAACTATTCCGTGACCGAATTTATTCGTGGTTATGGAGCCCGGAAGGAAGTCCTCGGCGTCGCCACGTCTGAACGGCCCGACGATCATATTGCGCTGTGTATTTGCACGGCAGCCCTCCGCGCCAAGCTCTCTCAGGAGAATGACAATGCCGATAAGTGAAATCAAGAATTGCGCGTTTTGTGGATCACCTGCCGAGAAGGACTATATGCGCGGATATTCCACATATCCGGGCGGCAGGCTTGATCATGGCGCGGCCATCTACTGCACCGCCTGCAACGCTGACATGATGATCTGCCGCAGCGATACCAGTGAACTATCCGATGAAGAGCGGATGGCTATCCTTGAAGAAAACTGGAATAGGCGCGCTGCCGTCGGCGCCGTATGGACATGCGCGGCACGAAAGCAAGGGACTGCTGGCGGAAATGATCCTGCCGATTGCAATTGGCCGATGTGTGGATGTGATCCGGTAGCCGATAAGGTGATAGCTGCATTGCAAGAAGCTGGCGCCATTCCCGCCTCCCCCTCAGATGCTGAACGGCATGAGAGTGCGGTACCGGATGGCTGGCAGTTGGTTCCGAAAGAACCGACGTGGGGACTTGACGCAATGTCTGGGGCCGGTGCCGAGCGAATACCGGCGGCGGTCGCTCAGGGCTACGCCGGGCGTATGTCGGTAGATGTGTATAAGGCCATGCTAGCCGCCGCCCCACCCCCACCCGCAGCAGTGCAAGAGCCGGTGGACGTGAAGGCACGTGCTTTCGACATGATTGTTGCCGCGAGGAAAGTGCATGTGGATGCGGTAGCCGCGTATAATGCGCGACTAGAACTAGTGCGCGCCGAGCGTTTAAGGGGGAATTGGCAGCTCAATACCGATCAGGAGTTCAAAGCCACGTCGGAAGCGCAGTCCTCTTTATTCCGGATTGTGAAAGACCTCTGCGATAACGCTCTCTCCACCTCCCAAAGCGACCCCGTACCTGAGGCAAGTTTGGGTGGTAGCGACGAACCGTATTGGTGCGTGAATGGGAAGCTCTATCCGAGGCGCAAGACCATTGAGACATCGCTTGCCTCACTGGAAAGGCACATCCGAGAAGCCATTGAAGAACACGGCGAAAGCCCCCGTTTCTCTTGGCTTGAAAAAGACGCTCGCGATATCCGCGCCGCCCTATCCACCACAGCTACGGATGGCGAGTAGATGAAACTGACCGATTATCTGGGCGGCATACAGGCGGCATCAACAGCAGACGAGCTTCAGGCTGCCATCGTAGCGGACTTCAAGCACTCCTTTCGCGGGCCGACGTGGTCTAAGATCTGCAAGGCTCGCATCGAGGCTGGCTATCGGCTGGTCGATGCTCATGAACACGGGCGCTTCGTCCCTCGTTTTGGTCATGGCAGAAAACTCACAGTATGCGGTGAAACTTGCGGAGTCGGACGCGGGCAAAACTCGACGGGCGTCCGGTATGTTTGGCATTCGGCGGGCGAGTGGGCAATGTCTGTCTTGCGCAAGAATGGCCTCAGCACCAGGGCATCATACCGTGTTTGGGATGGATGGAAGGATTATCCGCACCGCTGCCTGCCTATCATTGAAAAAGCACTTGCTGGTGAAATTCCTGACCCAAGCTTGGATGTCCTAGGCCCCGCTTACGTGACTTCAGGAGGTCCCATCAACTATGAACCTTCTACTAACGACGCCTCGACTTGGGATAGACGCGCGTCTCGCCCTTGCCCCTGCGGCAACGGCACGCTCTTCGATTGGGGCGGCGGATGGTCGGAAGGATTCGACTTCGTGAACTGGCACTGCAACCGTTGCTCCAACGTCTACAATGAATACATGAGCCGTGGCCGTTTCTATCAGATGAGACAAACCAGCCGATATGTGGCCGTTGAGGATACCCCTGATGATCGATGAAAAGACAGCCCGAAAAATTCGAGATGAAATGTCAAGCCCAATTGAGGCACTTGACCTGCTCGTGGATACTGAAATCCGACGCATAAGGTCTGCCGTGATTTCCAGCAATGATGAAGATCGTGAAGACCTAATCACCTACGCAAAATCTGTCATCGGTCTCCGCGCTGAACATGGAGTCGCTCTTAACGCCCCCACGCCCGAGATAGCCGCGCTTCAAGAAGAGAATGCGCGCCTTGAAGATGAATTGGCCGATGCGCTACAAGCACCATGGCCGGAGTGGGCGTCATCAATCCTCAAAACCCTTCAGGCAAACGGATACGACCCCATCGAAGATGACGGTTCAGTTGATCTCGCCCAAGCCTTCGGGGAATACCTCGAAGGGATCAGACAGGCTGACGAAGCATATTCTCGCGAGATAGCCGCGCTTAGGGCGGAGAACGAGCGGTTGCGGGAAGCGTTGAAGCCGTTTTCGAATGCCGCCAGAAACTTCGCGGTAGCGATCGGCTCAGATGGGGTAGACGATGCGGTAGCGGTGGTCGCTACCTTGCATGGGCGTCCGGAGCGCGAAGCAGTTCTCACGACGCTTGATTTCAGCAATGCCGAGGCGGCTTTTTCCAAAGCCGAAGATCCTTGCTTTTCAATCCGTGCAGGCTTCCAAGCAGACAAGGATCGGAATGACAAAAATCGCCGCGCCGCCCTCTTTTCTAAGTCGGGAGAGCGCCCATGAAAAAGATCGATCGCGACATTTACGAATACGGCGAAGTTGAGCGTGATGCCGCTCGCTCCGCTCAGTTCGCGCCACACGGGGGTTTGTTCTATCGGTTCTTCAAATGGATCGAGCGCCAATGCAGGAAAGAGCGCGAGGAGCTGATCAAGGAGCGAGATGCCGGCCGCGCCGCCCTCTCAGAGGCACAGGAGGGGAAATCCCATGAATAACGTCGGATATGTCGTCTTCATGCTCTTCATATTCATCCTGTTTGGCTCGGGTGACAAAGTTGGCAAAGCTGCAGGCCAAGTAGTCCTTGGGTTCAACTCTGTCGTTGCTGCCCAATCTTCCTGCCAATCAGCTAACCCAGCCAGTCGAGAGCCCTCCCAATGACCACACCACACGATAAGGCTCTTGCGACAGCCTGCAAAGCAACCATCCTCGGCGAAGATGAAGACTACAAGCCGATCCATCTTGAATTGCGCGAGGCCGAAATCGCCATCTCCGCCTATCTCTCATCCATCGGCGGGGTGGTGTGCCAGCGCGAGCCAGTTGGATATGCAACAGAGCTTGAGCTGAAGCAATTGGAGCTTGGTGCTACCGTCGTTGACTTGTTCCGAAACGGGGTGACGGATTCATCCGTCGTCCCCCTCCACGCTCCTATCTCCCGATCTGAAGAAGGGAGCGATAAGCTATGAGAGTCAGCGAACTTCGAGACGCACTTTTGGAGATGCCCGGCGAGATGAACGTCTATGTCCCGTCTGGGGAAGGCGTCATGTCGATCAAACATATTTTTCGAATGAATCTCGTCGGCGTCGAGCAATTCGCCGAGATCACTGTCTTTGGCGGTGACCAGCATACGCTTGATATGCAGGATTCTCTCATTGAGCGCCAAACCGGCTTTCAAAACCGGGATGAGCTAATAAGCGCATATCTAGAGCTGAAAAAGCTCGGGGCCGCTCTCCCAACTGCTGGAAGGGAGAATGAACTATGAGCAAGATCGTGGCATATGCCTGTAGCGCGAGGCCAAATGCTCTTTGGAGCGCAGCTCAGTTCGACAACGCTGCGCCGAAGAACCGGACAGAGTGTGACATTCCTCTCGTTGCCCTGTCCGACCTTAATGCAGACAAGGCCATGTGCGACGAGATGGCAAAGGCGTTGGAAGTGTCCAATTTAGCGATCGAGGACTGGCTTCACATATACGCGCCGGACGAATGTAAGTCTGAGCGCGTGGCCGAGGCGTACGCTCGAATCCGAGAGCATGGAACGCTGGCGTACATCGCATCTGTACTGTCGGAGAATAGATCAGCTATCGCTGCCTACGACAAAGCGCAGGAGGTGGGAAATGGCTGACATGCTCTCCAAAGCCATCCAACTCGCCGCCTACTGGCACGCCGGCCAGACCGACAAGGGTGGCTTCCCATATATCCTGCATCCGATCCGGGTCATGATGTCGATGGAAGATCGAACAGATAAGATCGTCGCGGTTCTCCATGATGTTCTCGAAGACACCGATCTGTCGGCCGACGATCTCCGGGCGCATAAATTCTCCGTTGATGTCAGGGACGCCGTCCAGGCTCTTACCCGGCGCATCGGTGAGGACTATTTCGACTTCATCGCCAGACTGTCCGTGAATCCAATCGCACGGCGCGTGAAGCTTGCGGACATCGCAGACAATCTCGATCCGAAGCGTGCCGTACCGTCCGATCCGAATGGACCATCCAGGCGGGAACGATACAAAAAGGCTCGGTTGATGCTGGAGGTGGTAAAATGAAAATATCGCAAGCCGCGTTCTGCCAAGGTGTTGCTGATATTATGGCTTTCAGGCCGCTGCGCTGGTGGCTATTCAGGCGGCTTTCATCTCTTGGCTGGTGGATCTGCCCAGAGCCTCATAAGTCGCATTTGCAGTCCGTCATGCCAACGTGGCGTCAGGTGGAATCCTCCCCCAATCCTTTGCAAGAACAAATAGCCAACATCGGCAAGGAGGCAGAATGACCAGAGTAGCTTTCCGCCAAGCCGACATAGAACGCATCATCCGCGCCGCCGATCGGCAAGGCGCTGCGGTGCAAATCGACATCCGTTCTCTGGTTGTTACCGTTATCCCCGGTATCCACAAGGTCGACTACATTGACGCGAACGCCGGAAGGCCTCGCATCCTTCCTCTGGGCAATCTCGCCCCAGATGGAGAAGAGAACTTTGAGGACTGATAGACCCGGATACCAGTACCGGGTGAAAAAGGATGGCGAGACCGTCCACTACTGGAACCCGCATAGAGCGGTGAAGGGCTCATCATCAAGCCTTTCCACGATACGCCTCCCCGACGGGATAACCGACGAGGAGATGGTGGCCGAGTGCCAGCGCCTGACGCAACAGCTCAAAGAGGAAATCCGCCTCCTCAACACGCCTGCAGAATTTGACGGCACGATATCCACGCTGATCAACTGCTATCGGCAAGACACGACGAGCTCGCTTCACACCGTCAAGCATTCCACCCGAATCCGAGACTATGAACCGAGCTTGCGCGTCCTAGATAAAAGTGTCGGGAAACGCCGGGTCGATAAGCTCGTCGCCTCGGACTTCAAGCGTTGGTATTCTGATTGGCGCAAGAAAGGACACAGGAGGGCAGCAGGCGCGATCAAGCTACTCCGGGTGATTATCTCCTACGGGGCCGGAGAACGCCTCCACGGCTGCGCTCAGGCCCGCGCCATTCTATCCGACATGAGGTTTGAACAGCCGCCACCGCGCGAAATCGCGATGACCTATGATCAGTGCCTGGCTATCGTGAAGAAAAGCGCAGAATTGGAATGCCCATCGATCGGCTTTGTAGAGGCGCTGAAGTTCGAAACGGCTCTACGCCGAATCGATATCATCGGAGAGTGGGCGCCTGTGCCTGAAGGTGGAGAGTTCCGCTGGAACGGCTTGATGGCCAAGTCGATCTCAAAAGGCATGATCTTGTCGCTCAAGACTAGCAAGACCGGCGCTGCGGTGGCGCGGGATCTAAACAGCTACCCTCTTGTGGAGGAGGCGCTGAAGGCGTTCAAAATCCCCGATATTGGTCCTGTCGTTTTAGACGAGGACCATGGAAAACCATATTGGGAGAATCGCTATACGGAAAAATTCCGCAAGGTGCGGGATGCCGCCGGCGTCCCATCGAACGTTTGGTCGATGGATTCGAGAGCCGGAGCAGTTTCCGAGACGGTCGAGGCAACGGGATCGCTTGAAGATGCCCGAGATCTTGCGACCCATACCACGACAAAGACCACTCGCCGGTATAGCCGCGGCGATGGATTGGAGAGCAGCCGCCGCATTGCGGGGGCTAGAGTGGAAAGCCGGGCCAAAAAGACCGACTGACACGCCGTGACATGGAGTGACACGGGGAATAGCTAAGTGGTTGAAAACCTTGGAGCGGGTAGCGGGAATCGAACCCGCGTATTCAGCTTGGAAGGCTTCCAGAACCCTCAACCTTTTCTATGCCGCCGTGTCACTCTGTTTCTATCTCGTTCAGGTGCCACCCATGATCGACGGACACGTTCTGTTCACGGCCTTGACTCTCCACCCCGCCAGAACATAATCAGAACACCAAAAGCCATGGGAGGGAGCCATGAATAGCTTCGGCACGCTCACGTTATTCGATTTTCGGGGAAGGCAGGTAGAGACGGAATGCGATGTCTGCCAGCAGAAGAACACCTTCGATGGCGACTGGCTGATCGACAAGTGCGGTGATGAGGACATGCCGGGGCTGCTGAAGACGCTGGCGACGATGCTGGAATGTCGTCGGGTCGAGAACACGTACTCAGATCGATGCAGCCTTCGCTATGCCGCATCATCTCGCCAGCCGCCGGCGCCAGCGGTCGAGCGTCAGCCGATTACCAAGTTATCCGACCTGGCCGAAAACGAAGGTCTGATCGCGAGATGCCTTGGATGCGGGAGAAAACGCGATCTGGCCCGATGGGCTCTAATCGGAAGGTTTGGCGGGGGAACGGAGATCAAACCGCTGGAATTGCGTATGCGATGCCTATGTGGGCACAAGGGCGCGCGGTTGACCGTGGGGAGAATGAAGCGATGAGCAGGGAAGCTGACGCGGTCAGCCAAGTTTCAACCAATGGCGAATAGCGGCTATCGCCGCATCTCCAGCCCACGCCAGGACGCCGCCGATCGTCAAGCCGGCAAAAGCTATCAGGCCGCTGACACCGATACCCAGCGTCTTCATGCGCCTCCACTCCTCTATAGCAGGGGCGACCTCTCGGTGGTTTTTTTCCACCACAATTTTAAGCGCCGCTATCTGATCCCGCAATTGTGCGTCCACCTCTCCACTGATCGCGACGGTCGTTTCCAAATGGGAAAGCTTGAAGCCCTGTTCATCCAGCCTGCGGTGGATAACTGAGCGGCTTTCGTGCGCGTTTTTCTTCTCATCCTGAAAGTCGTCTCGGAGCATTTCGATCGCATCGCGAGATCGCTCTTGCCCTTCAAGTAGTTTTCCAAGGGTAAGCATCACGTCGTTCAAAGATGCCATGGAAATGCCTTATGACCAGGTGACGGACATTATCTAAATGGAAAGCCATGCCAGCGGCAGGGAAGCCGCCATCATTTCGGCGCGCTCAATCGACCGTCTCGATCGGCGTAGAAGTCCCGCAGCGCACCCTTGCCGCGCCGGCATTCAATGAGTGCCTTGCGGTCATCGATCCAGAAGCCTTCCGTCTCCTCCTGCGTCAGCGCTTTGTCGCCGATATCGATCGGCCGATCGCAATCTTTGGTCAAAGCCGAATCCGGCTGGACCAACCGAGGCGCCGGCGGTGGGCTAACGTACCTTGTTGACGCGTTGCACGCTGGGAGCGCGAAGAGCAGGCTTACCAGCATCGGGATCTTGATGAGCCTCATTCCTGAGTTCCTTAATTTGATCTTGTAGGGATTGGTTGTCGGCCTGCATCTCTGCGATGCGCTGCGCCTCTGTGGCCTTGGCGGCGTTGTTCGCCGCGTCCTGGCGCTCGATCTCATCAGCGCGCGCCCGTGCGGCGTCGGCCTTCATTTGGGCAATCTGCGCCGTGTATTTCAGCTCAGCCCGGCCGTAGCCGCAGTGATCGCCATAAGCATACGTCCCGCCGAACGCGCCGACGGCGATCAGAGCAATCACGGCCCATGCCGCAAGTTCACTGCCGCCAAGCAGTTTCGCGAGGATGGAGATCATTGTGGCAACCCCGATACGCAGATCTCGGCCTCGCCAGCTCGTTGAGCGTCGCCCATCTCGCGCCTGTTCACGATGCCATCAACGATAACGCCGCCCGCCTTGTTGAATAAGGTCTGGGCTTCGCAGCCCTTGCGGTATTGACCAGCCATATGGAAGCGCGTCGCAGTCGAGCCAGCCATGCCCTTCTTAGAAGCAACTGAGCCCACACCGAAATTGTAGGCGCCGGAGAGCATCGCTGCCTGGACGCCGACGGGAAAACTGATGAAACCGGGAACGCCCCTGACCAACGGGAGGTAATAATCATTGTAGATTTGCTCGCGCGTCATGGCTTCACATTCGGTCTTGGTGAAGCGCATGTTCGCTGTGACAGGCTTGCCGTCGATACGGGTGATGCCGCCGCAAATGTCGTAGATCTTCGCGAACCGGTCCCAATGAGAGGCGAGCACCATGCCCTCCCACGGCAATATCAGTTTGTCGGTCGCAAGGATTACGGCCGGGGGAAGAACCGTCGGCGAGGTATTGCGGAAACTGTGCCAGCCGCCGGCAGCCGCTGCGATGATGGCAGCCGCAATCGCAGCCTTCCCGCGTTTCGTGGCGACAATCTTATTGATCGGCATCGGGATTACCTTTCAGATTTTCTTGAGCAACAAAGCGGGAGATCAGCGCACCACAGGTCACGATTCCGGACAGCGCCGCGAAGATGCCGCGCGGGATCGTGACGACCTGGTCGATGATCGGGAGGGCAATCTCACAGCCGGAGAGAATGCCGGCTGCAGCAATCAGCCTTATGGACCAGGCGCGACGAAGCACCCGACCCGCTTCAGGGACGAGTTTGAGTTTCATGGGGTTTCCTTGAACGGTTAGACGCGCGAAAGCACCCGGAGAGCGTCGGGGATAACAAGAAGCGACTCTTGTCACAGCGATACAATCTGTAGTATTGTCGCCGTTTACATGTTGGGGTTGTGGAAATGGATGTAACTGAGAACGCGCGCTTAACGGATATTCGAAATGGACGGCCCGTTAAGATGGAAAAGCTGAAACCGTTCCTGCGTAATGATATGCCGCATACTATTAGTGCCGGCGTATATAATTATCTTTCCAAAGAATTGCGCGATCTTTCCGGTATCGTTGATACCAATGCCGTCTCGGCAATGGGGTATGATCACCACGGGCTAGGTCTTGTTGAGAAATATAAGGATGGTCTTGTCCTCGACTGTGGAGCCGGCAAGCGAGACATTTATTTTGACAACGTCGTCAACTTCGAGATCGTTGATTATGATTCCACTGATGTTGTAGGTGTCGGCGAAGAGCTACCATTCAAAGATAATACGTTCGACGCGATTATCTCCATTGCGGTGCTGGAACACGTCAAATACCCATTCCGTTGCGCTGCGGAGATTATGCGTGTTCTAAAGCCGGGCGGAGAACTTTACTGCGCCGTGCCATTCTTGCAGCCTCTTCACGGCTATCCGCACCACTATTACAACATGAGCCATCAGGGTCTTAGGTCTCTGTTCGATCCCCTGGAGGTTATCGAGCAAGACGTCCTCGGTTCCACCGGCCCGATATTTTCACTGACATGGATTCTGGAACGTTGGGCTAAGCAGCTTCCGGATGAGGACCGCGCAGCTTTCGAAAATCTCAAAGTGAAAGACTTGATCGATTCCCCATGGAACCTTCGGGATAAACCGTGGGCGGCAAATCTCCCGAAGGCTGCGCAATTCGAGCTTGCGAGCGCAACAATCCTTCGCGCCCGCAAGCCCGGGTAATCACCGGTCGATAATCTCCACGTTCATGGCCTCGCAAATAATGTCATTCGCCGCGGCAACAGCGTTTGTAGCATTTACGGCAATTGCCAAGCCGCTTGCAAGATTGTTGCTTGGGAGGGTTACCGCTGATGTGATTGTTGTCGCCCCGACGGTACCCTTTAGCGTGGCCTTCTGCGAAGTCGACGATATGATATCAATCGTTGCCTCCAACTCCCAGCTTGCACCTGACGTGGTTGTTGTGAAACCGCCCATGCTTATAGTTGCTCCTGTAAGAAGAACCGTCTTGCCATTGGCGTTAGCTGCGGTCCGTCCATAAGCTTTTATTCTTATGCGCTTGCCAGCATGCATATATTCGGATGGGATAGTTACCGACATAAGGTTAGTGGCGGTCGTATTAGCGGCGGTAGCAACTGCTGTCGTGTTTTTGAAGACGGAGTCGCCGACAAAATTCAAGTTGGCCTGATCCTGAACATCGATCGTGCATCCGGCAAACCTGTTGCCCGCGCCCACCTTGTAATTACGGATGGTAGAAGCGAGAACGATACCCGATGCGCAATATTGGATAACGTTCGCGTCAATCACAGAGGCGCGCAACAGATTGGTACTAGCCCCATACGTTACTGCTGTTATTGATATACCTGTTCCGACGCTGACATTACTGTCGGTAGCTGCAATCTCATTTCCAATTATGGTCTGAGAATGTGCGTCGATGCAGTTGATAACGGCATTACCTGATCCTGACGTCCACAGAAGATTACCCGTGATCTGGCTATCAGCTACCCTTTTAAGATATATCGCATTATTCGTAGTATTTATATGGCAGCCATGCATAACCAATTGTGATTCGTCTGAGGACGTGCACTCGTAAAATATTCCATATGTACCTGAGACAAAATCACAATCAGAAACATGGATGCCTTCAATATAGCTTTCGCCCTGAACTGCTATCTGGAAGTAATAAGCATAGCAATTTGTAACGTGGTATGGCGACGCATCCTGGCCCGATGCAATAGCCCGAAACCAGATGAACTTCCCTATCGTTGGGAACGCCGGCGATCCGTACCATTGGCAATAATTGATTTCTACGTCGCTTGCCGAAAGCGTCTGAATGCCGACTGACCAACAATAATTGGGGCTATCTGAGGCAAACATGCAATCATGAACACGAAACGATGGGGTCTGGCGCCCTACAATGTCATTGCCGTACATAGTCAAGGCTGCGCCGGCTGCTACGCCATTGGTCCCGCCAGTAGCAATGAAATCTATACCTGCAATCGTCGCAGTATTCGTCGGCTTTGTTGCGTCACCAAAATACCACCAGTTGCCATTTGAGCGAGTAATATAAAGGCCATCACCGGCCGGGAACAGGAAGCGCGTCTTACCATTGCCCTGGCCTTCGATGTGCAATGCATACCCATTGCCATTAATAGCAACATTGAGAGTTCCAGAGAACGTAAAACTTCCGTCTCTGACATGAAGCTTACCCCATGTCTGCTTCGCTAAATTGCAAGCCGCCAAGAAAGCAGTATTGTTGACAGATCCGATATTGCCTGGCGCAAGTCCAAACCAGTTTGCCCACACCTCGCCATCGGTATTGCGCACCCAGCAGCCCGTGGTGACCGGAATACTTGAAGATGCGCAATAAATGCCCTGGCTGGTATCGATGCCTGTCAACGTTGTAAAGTCGCCCAGAACCCAGCGCCAAACTCCTTCACGACCGCTTTCCTTGAGGGCCGCTGAAGTCCATACCGAGGTATTGAGTGCAGCCATTGCCGTTCGATCAGCAACAGGAATGGTGCCAGGTAGAATGGTAGCTGCCGCAGCTTCAGCCTCTGCCGCCGCGGCCTCGGCCGCAGCCTGTGCGGCTTGTGCCGCTACCTTCGCGGCTTCGGCAGCGGCAGAGTCCGTGAGATGGATCAACTCGAACTGGATATTAGTCGTACCAACCACAACAGGATTGGCGGTCGTAACAGCGTAGAGAACGTTATCATCGAGATCGCCGTTGACGATCAGGACCTGCGTCCCGGTAACGACATCCCTCGTCTTGTTGAAATCCTTCGATCGGCGCCATTGGCCGGTGTCGGCGACATAAAGGCCGTTCTCGTAGCCAGCCGTCTGGTTCTTGACGAGGACCCGATCACCAGTAACGACCGCAATACCGTCAATAGTCTGCTCGCCATAGAGCGCAATGTTGGCCGTAGTGGCAACTCGGCATGGGCCTTTGATAGCTGTGGAGGAAGATAGGCCGTCGGTACGGTCAATGGCGATCGAAGTCATAGGGGATCCTCTCGGGAAAGCCTTGCTTTTCCGGGTTGGGTGGAGTTTTAATCTTCGGTGTGTTTTGGAGGCCGACGTGGCGTTTAAGTTTATTCCCGGCCCGAATGGGTCAGCCCTGACCGACGAGCAACTTCTTGCGTCATCGCTTCACCAAGCCGCTGATAAGCAAGAGCGCGCGAATGATCAGATGTTTTGGACGGGTGCCGTTCTCATCGCCGTAGTGGCCCTAGCGGCGGTAGCTTTGTTCCTTAAAAGGATGAGCCGATCTTGAGCAAAGACGCCCGCCAGTTCTTCCAATTCCTCTGTGCCGTTCTTGGCCTCGGGCTCATTGGCGGCATTTTCATCAAGAGCAACCCATCGCCTTCGCTTGCCCTGCCTATCGGGCTGCTGTGGATCATGGTCTTTCTCGGCACGGTCGGCTTCATCTTCGCCGGCAAGGAAGGCGCTAAGGATCTGATATCCAGAACCGCCATCACATGGGGCGCCATGATCCTATGCGCTGCCTTTATAGCGTGGCTGGTAATAGCGAGCGCTGCCCATAATCTTTGAGCCTGCCACGCTGCTGTCGATTGACGTAGCCAGGACTTGCCCAATTCCTCAAAGCATTCAGAAACAGGATGTCCAGTACCGGCCGGGCGTAGCTGAGATTGATCCATGGCGTGTTTTGAAGAGCAAGGTTCAGCACATCACCGGCAATCTGAGGTCGCTTGCCTTGCTCAAGTGCCGTGCGTGCCTTGAGCGGGACATTGATCAGATCGCTAAGCGTGCCGATGAACGGTCCGGAGAACGTCTCCAAAGCGCCAGAGCCGAAGCGGTTGGCTTGGCCGAACAGGAAGTCGCCATAGATGCCGAGCGCGCCGCCCTGCGTCAGAGCCGCAGTCATCACCTTCGGATCGAGCGGATTACGTGGCGGCCAATAGCCCTTGGCGGCGTCCTTCATCGTCATTGCCATGTAGCCGGCCACCGTAAGGCCTGCGATGAGAGCCCCGATGTGGGGGGCATTGTTCATGATGCGCTCGTACTTCGTCGCCCCTCGCCCGCCGAATAGCGCTCTGCCAAGGACACGCTGAGAGAATGCGATCGGGAATCCCTTGAACTGCATGACAAAGCGAGCCGCTTCACCCGCAAATGTTCCGGGCCGCGTGCCAAGCGATGCGATGCGCCGGCTGGCGGCGTCTGTCTCGACGATGGCATAGTTCGTCTCGTCTGCCACGTAGCGGAGCAAGGAAAGCTCAAGCTCTCTCCTGGCGTCATCTGCCGTCTTCGACCCCTGCCCAATCAGATGAGACACAGCCTCATCGGGGAGATCACGAATGGCGTCCGGCGTGATGTAGCTGCTGCCATTGACTTCGCGCCGCGTGGCCTGCCTGATGGCGGTCCATTTGCCCTCATCAATGCCATGCAGCCCGAGGATATGCGAGAAGTTCGCCGGCAGCTCCGAGAATGCCTTGTCAGCCCGCATGCCGATCTCGGCAGCGACAGTGCGACCGACCACTGATCTGCCGACATCGGTCCACCAATTGAGACCCGACCATTTGAAGAACTGCTCGGTAAGCTTGCTCATCTTGCCGATTGGGCCATCATTCGCGAGTCCATGCGAGATCACCTCGCCGAGCATGCTGTCGAATCCCTCCCCAAAGAGATAGGAGATTTCGGCTTGCTCGCCCTTTGGCCTACCCTTGAAGATGCCATCAATCTGCTTGACCATGCCGTTGAAGAAGCCATCACCCCGAAACATTGAGGCAGATGCTGCACCGACGACATCGGTCGGCATGGCCGTCAGAACGGCACTCCCAAGCTTCGCCATGCTTTGAACGGCGCGGATATCACCGGCTACCTTGGCCGCAGTAACATTGCCAGGGCGAGAGATGATACCAGACATGACATCAAAGGCGCCCTTGAGCGGCCCGGCGTCTGTCGTCAGCTTCTGGATGGCCTTGACCTTTTGCTCAGGTGACAGGCTGTCGTCATCGCGAAGCTTGCGTCGTTCCGCATCGACAAGGCTATTGAACATGATTTCGGGGTTTGGCCCGAAGGTGTCCATCTGAGCTGCCATGCTTGCGGCGCGGCGCTGATGGGCCATAATGCCATAGATCGAATTGCCATAGCCGAAGGCATCCCGATAGGCGATGGCGTTCTCTGCGTCCTTGAAATGCAGCACACGGGTCTTTCCGAGCGACTTCGCCAGATTGGCCGGGTTGACCCGTTGGCCCATTTCCTTTGCCGTGGCTTTGTTCGGAATGCCAGTGATGACCGTATCGTAGATATCGCCGAGGATCTTCTTTACCTCGTTGGCCGACGATGCATCAGGGAAGGTCCGATTGAGATCGAGCAGCGGCGCGGTACGGGCGATCCACGCTTCCTTGCCGGCCTGGATCATCTTGAGATCATCATGGACCTGAGCGCCTGCCCAGCCATCGAGCTTGCCGATCGATGCGCCGAACTTGTTCAGCTCCGTGCGGCTGGCCTCGATGTGCTTGGCAAAGACACCAGCCAGATATTTGGCGTCGTCGTTTCCAGTGATCCCGGGCTTGCCACCTTCCTTGAGTTCGCCCATCTCGCGAAAGACGTCATCAGATAGCCGCTTGTCGGCCAAGGTATGGATGAGATGCGGACGATCCTTCTGGATTTCCGACATCATGCCGCCGACATAGCGGGCCTCATAGCCGAGACGACGGGCAAACACCGAGTCACGCGCACCGGCAACGCCCTGCTGAGAGCCTTCCATGACGGCGAGAAGCGCATCGCGAGGCGAAAGACCTGCTGCCTTGAAAGCCTCAATGGTGCTGTCGAGCCTGTCCCTTGCGAGAATGTTCAAGGCGGCATGGCGCTTTTGAAGCGCGGCAGCGATCCTTGTCTTCTCAGCGATGTCTTCGGCTTTGGCCTTTATTCGATCCTCGACATTATCGGTGATGCCGGCCGCCTTGAGCTTGGCTCGCTCTTCCATGGCCGCCCTGTATGCGGCGGCAAGGTCGCGATCGCTCAGTTCTTCCCCGGCAACCTTCGCCGCTTCCTTGGCCGCGCCATAGCATGCGGAATTCTTGAAATCATCAGCCATCAGATCGTGCATCCTGCGAAGGACTTGAGCGCTTCGCTGTAAGCGTTTGCGGATTTCACCGTCTCATCGGCGGTATCGAGAGCAGCCAGGTCATCTTCCGTCAGTCGGCCCGATGCGCGAAGCTGTTCGATATCGGCCATCTCTGGAAAATCTCCGGTCTCTGGGTTGACGCGAAACTGTTCGGCCATCTCACGGTTGGCTTCTGGTCGCGCAATGCGCTTTGCAGCTTGAACAACTGCAGGGTCGCTTTCGATGGGCGGTGAGGCGTTGTCTACCGATGGACGCGATATCGCGCTTGTGGCGCGCGATGTGGGGTCTATGGGCTGCTCGGTTCCCGGCGTTGGTGTGGCATCCGTCATCACCGGCTGATCTGGCTGGGCAAAGCGGTTCTGCCAAAACTCATCACGCTTCTGAGCGAAAAGCTGATCAGCTCTCTGCTGAAGCTTTGCCCGTTCTGTTGCAACCGGCTCGGCTACCGCGAGTCGAGCCGCAAGGCTGTCATCGATGTTCTCGATTTCCTTCACGACATTATCGTCTATGCCGGAGAGATGGTCGCGAAGCTCTTGGCGGGCTGCATCGCGCCGGACAGTTGCCGCCGCGCGCTCCGCATCATTCGGGGCATTAGCAACGGCTTGCTCTGCGGACTGTAAGCGCTCGGCCATCTGATCGGCCTGGATCATTTGCCCGCGCGTCTGGCCATACTTCTCATTGTCGAGCGACTGAGACTGAAGCCGGGCTATCTCTGTCTGATTGATCTCATGCGTCTTGTTCAGCGCATCGAGGCGATCGAACGTCCCCGGCTCGGCCTCGCGCGCCATGCGATTGATGACAACCTTTGGCAGATCCTGATCCGCAACCCGCGCTACCATGTCTGAACTGGCTGGCGACAGGTTGACCTCGGAATTATTGATCATGCCGTCGATGGCATCGTTCAATGCTACCCGCGAGGTCTGCACATTGTTCAGCGTGGAAAGGCGATCCTCTGCCTCTGCCTTGAGAGTTGGCGATACGTCCCGGCCGAACTTGCCATGCAGCGCACCGAACGCACCGCCGATAAGGCCGGCCATGGCGATCTGCGAGACAGTCGATTGCCATGAGGTATCGTCGCCAAGCTCGGTTCTTGTCGGCGCCGTGACCAATGCACCAAGAGCTGCGTTACCTGCGGCATCTATAGCGCCGGATACTGCTCGGCCTCCTACCTGGCCGAAGCGCGCTACATTGGCGCCCACGACAGCTTCCCCGGCCACGGGGATGTAATTGAGCGGGTCGATGGCCGATCCAGCCAGATTACCAATGAACGATGTCACCGGGCGCTTCTGGCCGTAGAAATCCCTGACCTTGCGGCGGTCATCCATCTCGGCAAGTGCCGCGGCGCGATCCGGCGTCATGCCCTGCTGATATGGGATGTCCTTGCGGAACGATGGCGAGGTTTCGTATTGATCCTTTGTCAGCGGTTCTGAACCGTCATAGGTCGTGCCGGCCGCGCGCCTGATGAGCACGGCGGGATCGATAGCGCGATTGATGGCGCCGAGAACGCCAGAGACTGCACCACCATCATCGGCGGGCGCGGCCTCTGGTATCGACAGGCTGCGGGCAGCGGTGCCAAGCCCGAAGCTTTCCAGCGCGCCGCCCTTGGCCTGATCCCAGAATGTCGAGCCTGCCGACATCGGCTGATCGAGCGCCGATGTCACGAAGTCCGTATCGCTGAGACTTGCGCCGGTAGGATTCGAGATGAACTGAAAGCTCAAAAGGATGCCCCGATCATTTGAGGATTATCTTCACTGGAACGCCAGGCTTTGAATCTGGCGCGATCTTGCGCCCGATAGCTGCGGCAAGGTTCTTCGGGCTGGCGAATGCCGCCAGAGCTTGGACCAGCGAGTTGTCATCCCAGCTTCCGCCCTTGGCTTTGTTGAAGTCGTAGGTATCGGTGATGTGCACCTCGCCATTGTCGACCTTGTAGCGAAAGCCACCAAGAATATCCTCGGGCATGCCGCTGCCGACATAGTCCTTGTAATCGATCTTGCCTTCGGTCTTGCCCTGCTTGAGGACAAGGGCCTTGAGCTTTTCCTGCTCGTCAGGCTGAAGATCGTTTTCAGTGATCGGTGCGGTTCGACCGCGCTGGATAATGTCGTTGTAAAGCTTGAGCTTCGTTCCGCCGATGCCCGCGCTTTCCGCCGTCGAAAGTGCGCCTAGAAACCCGCGCTCCACCGAACTCAGATTGCTTAGGTCGGGGGAGCCTTGGTCAGGGGTTGAGTTTTTTTTTACATCAGGCTGCGCGTCAACCGGCTGACCGCTCATCCACCGGCTTGCTTCCGGAGAGACATCGTTGCTGTTGACGCTGCCGCCCTTGAGGTACTGCTGCACCGCCGCCGGTTGAACCATGCCTGCGTTCGCTTGACCGGACGAATAGCGGGTTCCCGGTTCATTGCCGCCGATCGGATTAGTGCGGCCCATGTCGAGCACCTTGTCAATTGAAAGCGTCAATGGCTGCCCATTGCTCCCCGTCACGAAGGCGCCGGTATAGGGATCACGCAAGCCAACTCCATTCCCAGCCGGGACGAAGACGCCGTTCTCAAGGATGTCATCCATGCGATTTTGAACGGTCGCGTCGAGAACTGTGCGCCCGCCATCAGCTAGTGTGGAAGTCGAACCTGCGACAATCCTTTCCCTTTGCTGATCAAGCGCTGCCTTGAACGATGTCTTGGACGCTGAAAGACCAGCGGTGAGCAATGACGTGTCTGTATCAGACGGAACCGGAAGGTTCGCGGTGATGCCACCAGATCCATTATAGACCTTGTTGTCGCCAAACAGATCCTTGCTCGCCCCGGCTACAGCTGATTGCAGATCCTGACCCTGAGAGATGCGAACCTGAACGGCCTTCTTCATCAGATCACCGCCGCGCTGCGCCCGCTCAAGCGAAGATGCATCGCCATAGCCAACGCCATAGGACGCATCACCGATCTGGCCCGGAGCCCAGATGGTTGAATAGAGCGCGTCATCGATGTCGGTCGGCTTGATTTCGCCGCTCTTCGGAAGCTTGGCAGGATCGACAAGGGCGGCTTGCAGGAGGCGATTAGCCGCGCCCTGGTCACCGCGCGCCGCCGCCTCGACCACGCCTTCTGTCATTGCCGGAAGGCCAGCATCCACCAATTGCTTGAAGACGGCTTGCCTCTGGCCTTGATCCGGCGTCGAGAGGATCAGGCCCGTCACCGCGCCAAGGCGCTGCTGATCGGTGGCATCTGGGTTCTTGAAGGACGCCACGGACTGATCGGCAACACTCTTCGGCAGAAGCTCAAACTTCGTCATGCCCATTTGCTGCTGCGCCGCTGCCGTGGCAGCCATGGCAGACTGATAGTTGCCGCTGGTCTGCGCATCCGCCCATGCCTGCTGTACGCTTGGGAAAGCCTGCATGGTGTAGGTAGCCGGATCGGCCTTGCGGGCGGCTAGCGTCTGACTAGCAGCCTGCGACAGGGCATCGTACTTCTTGCTCTCAAGCGCTGCATCATTGCCGGATGAAGTCGGGATGGCCGCCTGAACAGCCTTCTGGATATCGTCCGAAGACATCGTGCGGAAGTTATAGGACGACTGCGCGACATCGAGCGATGCCGTGAAGGAATCGTATTTCTGCGGGCCTTCCTGTGGGCCGTAGGCGTCAACGAACTGCTGTTGCGTTGGTGTGGTGCCTGAATATGTCCCGGTGTTCTGAATGGCGGATGGCGCGTTCTGGATAACGGTTTCGATATTGCCGCGCGCTTCGACCTGATTTTGTTTCAGCTTCGTCGTGGCGAGCTGATAAGCTACCTGCTGATCTTCAGGCGAGATGCGCTTGACCCAATCCGGCGCCGTCGAAACAGGCGCAGCCGGAGCGCCGCCAGCGCCACCGCGCGTCGACGAATCCTCGATATGCCAGTTCTCATTGCCGAGCGGGAATTTCAGCCCATAGGCGGCAGCATTCTGATGAAGCCAATTCACGACGTTTGGCGGCGCATCCTTGAGCGACTGACCGTTGTAGGAAAGATCTGCTGCCGTGCCGTTCTGATGGTTCGAGCCGCCAGGCTTCGCGATAAACGCGGACATGCCGGAAGATTTGAACTGGCTGGCCCACTTCTGCCCGGCGGCAATCGGCCCCATCGAAGCAACGTCACTATCCCATGCGGCCTTGTCGATCCCATACTTGCCAGCATTGGAACTGATGATCTGTGCCTGCTCTTCCGGCGTGCGTGAACCGGAGTAGATGCCTAGGCCTTTGCGGATTTCCGGTGGCGCCGATTGAATGAGGCTAGAAAGCTTATTGCCAAAGCCTTCCTGCATGCTGTCGATCGAATGAGCGCCATGGCTGGAAATGCTTGTGAGAAAATCACGCGATGCCGAAGGCCCGGTATCGGCCATGGTGCGGCCGGGAACTGACGGCGAGCCAGCGCCGGTTCCAGCCAGGACCTTCTTGTAATAATCTGCAGTCTCTTTCGGGATAGCGGAATCGTCACGGCCGGCAGCAAGCCACGCATCGGCGCGCGCGGGACCGCCATTGTAGGCAATCAGCGCGGCTTGCTCATCACCGCCATATTTCTGAAGCTGCTTGTCATAGTAATAGGTGCCATACTTCTTGCTGACATCCGGGTTCTTCAGATACTCGATCTTCTGCGCATCAGTGCCATTGGCTGGGAAATTGGCATCGCCGAGTTCCTGAGCTATTTCAGTTCCAGTGCCTGGCGTGACCTGCATAAGGCCTGCGGCACCCTTGGCGGAAACAGCATTCGGATTGCCACCGCTTTCGACCTGCATCATGGCGCCGTGAACGGGGTTGCCGTTCATGCCCCAGCTTGCCACCTCTGCCGGGTTGGTGTCGGCCAGCAGCTTTAGGCGGTTGGTGTCGGCGCCCTCGACGTACTGCTTCTTGCGCGCGTCGGCCGCGTCAGGGGTCAGCAAGCCAGTCTTTAGGCCGGTCTCGATGGACCCTTCAATAGCGGAACGCGCGGCCGCCCTCTGTTCATCTGTCGACGTTGGGTCGACATAGATCCGGCGCTGGGTCTCGAGGCTATCGTCAAAGGCGACTGTGTTGGCCTGCTTGCCAAGCGTCCGCGCCTTGTCGCCGATAGCATCGTTGACGCGCGCGGCATCTGTCCCGGCCTGAAGCTTCCACTTCTCACGCATCTGCGGATTGCGGATGAGGTTCGCAGCGTTGCTGACGACGTCCGACGTGTCCTTCGGCGCGCGGTCCTTGAACGTCGAATAGTCTGGATCATCGGTGAACTTGTTCGTAGTATCGATCAGGCCCTGAGCCTTGGCGGCTTCAGCCCGCGATATATCGACCGTATCCTGCTGGCGCTGGATATCATCACCAATCGACGCAACGCTTTGCCCGAGACTGGCTATACCTCTGCCGATCGCGGTCGTGTCCTGCGTGGCGATAGGGCGACCACTGACGAAGGTGGACGGCTGCGACAGGTTAAACTTGGTTGGAAGGACCGCCATTAACCGAATGCTCCACTGGTGACGGCCTTGCTGATTCCGCCGGCGGCCTGTCCGAACCCACCAAGAATACCGCCGAGAAGCGATGCCTTTCCAGAACGGCGGGCAGCGGCCGCTTGGTCAGTCAACCCAGCGGCGCGGGAATAGCCGGTGTAAAGCTGAGTATTTGCATTGAGTTCGCCCTGCCCTGCCGTGTCTGACATGAGCTTGACGATGGTCGGAGCATCCGAGCCAGCACCGCCGCCCGATGAAGCCGCGAGAGCCTGCGCTCGCGAGTTGGCAAGCGTTGCCTGATCCGTGGATTGCGCCGCCTCACGCTGGGAAGATGCCATCTCTTCCTTTGACTTGGCGTCGAGCTGCATCGCCTGGAAGTCGCTGTCCTTCTTGGCGGCAACCCCGCTTGCAACGGTGCCGACTGCTGAGACGATAGAGCCGATTGCTGCTAGAGCTGCCATTTCCACACCTCATGCCCTTCTTCGATGCCGTGCATCTGAAACCCTAGGAACCGCAAAAGCTTCTCCGATGTCTGATAGTGAGCGTCACGCGGGGTGTAGACCTCGCGCTCGCCGAGTTGCTGGGCTTTCAGCATGAGCCGCTTGAACCGCCTCACGACAGTCAGTGCATAGGAAGGCTTGCCGTTTTCAAGGCGAAGCCATGCCCAGCACCGGCCGCCGCCCCATGCAAGACCGTATGAACAGACGACTTCGCCATCATCGATCGCGACATAGGCCACGGCCGGAAGATCGATCTTGATCCCCTCCATGGCTTGAGCCGTGGAAGCGTCGACCTGAATAATCTGAAGCGGCATTTGATATGTGACTACCTCTTTGGTAGAATCAGCGAACCCGTCGGGTGTCTCACCACCGCGACGGGTTCTAACCAAGCCAACCTTACAGGAGGTCGAAATGGCTAATTCAGGTTTATGCTCGATTCCAGAGTGCAGCAAGATCATCTTTTGCGTTGATCTGTGTGCCGCTCACTACACTCGCCTAAGACGATATGGCGACCCAGTGGCCGGCTCCCCTGCGAGACGTCCGAAGAATGTCATCTGCGAAGTTACCAGTTGCGATGCCAAAGCTTACAACCGCGGCTTCTGCCAAAAGCACCACGCTCGGTGGGTGCGGCACGGCGATCCGGAGACTCAGGTGCGTACTGCATCAGGTGTCGGGTTGGCTTGGCTCAAAGCAAACATGATGTATTCTCTCGACGCTTGCCTCATTTGGCCTTTCTCCAGAGACAGAAAGGGCTATGGACGCGTGAAACATGAAGGTGTTTCTACTGGCGCTCATCGCTACATGTGCGCTCTTGTCCACGGCAACCCAATAGACCACACTTTAGAAGCTTCTCACAAATGTGGTAACGGGCGTCTAGGATGAGTAAGCCCTACCCATCTCATTTGGAAGACTAAGAAAGATAATGAAGCTGATAAAATTGCTCACGGCACACTTTTAATGGGGGAAGCCGTGGGTAACTCAAAGCTCAAGAAGGATGATGTTCTGACCATACGATCCCTCATCGGAACTATGAAACAATCAGATATTGCCCTTATCTTTGGAGTGCAACAAACGACTATCTCAGCTATCAAACGAGGGCTTATATGGAGTAGTCTCTAGTTCTTTTCATTTGTCGTTATCCCCATGACCAGCCCCAGTAAGGTCGCCGTATATGGGCTGGAAACCTCAATGCATACCCGAGAATCGGTATCCCATGATCCTGGGAATGGGAATGATTCCTCATCCCTTATCGTGCTCAGAACCACGTTGGGCTGTATCTTACCATCTGCCATCTGCGGCAGAGGGTAAAGGTGTTCATCGAAAGAGCTGCCGATCTTAATCCCTGATCTCACAAAATCCGTGAGAATCATCCCCAGGCTGTCGACCGTCTTCTTTTGGAGCATAGCAGTGTTCTGAGCACCATATGCTAGCCTGGCTGATTTATATTGAGCGGTATATGGCAAGCCGGCCACCCAGTTCGTGACGGCAGACGGCACGGTGATATTGCCACTTCCGTTCACGGTGAATGTCGCCGGGACACCGGGTGATGTTTCAAGCGGTGCACCATCGGCCCAGACAACCACGCTGGCGCCGACCAAATGCATACCGACATTGACCGTGGTTGAGGCCGGAGAATTCACGCCGGTCTTGAAGGCATCCATGACCTTGCAGAGCGTGGCTGGCTTAACCTCGGAATCCATCGCCATCTTCTCGATATATCGAACGCTTGATCCACTGATTGTACGATTGACACAGAAATAAACGCGGTCCTGTGTCAGCGCCGGTAGCACCGCGACACTTTCTATCAATCCATCCGTAGTAATCGGTATGAACGCCGCAACCTTGTCATCGGCTTCATAGACAAAGCAAACAGCGCTACCATCATTGAGAACTATCCAGATACGCGTATCAGGCCGGCGCTGAACAGCGAGCTGCTTAATGCCAGAGGCAAAGATATCAGTTGTTAGCTTGCTGATCTCACTCGCTACATAATCAGCGCTTCCGCCGTCGAATGTGAGTTCCAGAAGCGCTGTGCCAGACCGCTCTACAAATATGCCGCGCGTATCGATTTTCGCTGGATCGATCGCCGCCGCTCCAGTCGTGGAGGAATCTTTGACGCCAAGGTTGGATGGCGTCAGCGGTTCGTCTAGTGACGAAGATTTGACCGTTGCCACAACACCCTCGGTGCCGGCTAGCAATCGCTGTAGCGATAGCAACCATTGCGTAGCGTTCACCCCACCAGTGGCAATGGATCTGGCAATTGGACCGCTATCACCTTCAACTTCTTCATTGAAGCTCGCGAATGCATCCGAGACAGAACCCCACAGGCGGTCGTCACCTGACCACCACAGACGGCCATCCGATAACGTGACGGCAGAAGGCCACCCATTATCGCTAGACCACTCACCTTCCCGCCAATCGCGTGTCGGCCCTTTTTTCAGAAAGGGTTTGAGAATTTCGATGGAAACCTGTGTAGGGCCAATATATGCCGTTACGCGGCCTATGCCATATCCACCGCCACCATCATATCCAAGGGCGACAAGCGCCGCTCCACTGGTGAAATTCCCTTCAGCAAAGCCGAGACGATACCAATAGATCGAGTTATCATCATCATCGGAATAGCTCTTGTCGGTGACATTTGTCGTCTCTGTATCGACTTCCTTGAACCCCGTAGTAGCACTGTCAAATGACCGCTGAAGGCTGATAGTGCCGGACCATGTCCCTGCGATGGTGTAGAGAAAGTCTCGATCATTCTCCCCGCCGGCAGAGGTGTTGTTGACACCCGTCACACGGATCGGGTCCGAGAATGAATCCTCGGAGGAAAGCGATTGCTGAATGTATTGTCCGGACTGATCCAGCCTAAAAATTCCGCCAACATGCCCCGTATTGAAAAATGGGGTGTCGGAAAACAGATTGGCGTTTCCATTAAGCCCATCGGTCGTAAGACGGATCGTCTGTGTTGTAGGGGCAACGAATGGGCCGTCATCCGACAGATAGAAAGCAACCGACCACGACCGTCTGCCGCGTCTCTCGATACGTCGAGGAGAAACGCCATTGCACGCAATGAAGCATACGTCTGCGGATTGGCTGATGCGTATATTGCCCAAATCCCCTGTTGTCCACGGGGAGGGAAGCGCCATTATCCCACTTCCCTCCACCACGATGCTATCGACCACAGAGTCATAGATATTCGTGGAGGAGAATCGAATTGAATAGGCCGTCGAGGGAGGAGTAAAGGCAAGCGAATGATAGCCGGTAGGTAGCGTAGTTTCTGGTATAAGATCCTGTCCACCAACCGCAACACCGCACCTGAATTGCACAGGTCCATGTGAGACGAAAATCCGTAGGGCATGTTCGATGCCTGGAGAAGCCGTTGCTACCGTCTGGTTGCACATAGCCGTAGCATTGACGAAAACAGCGTTTAGCGTCAGCACGCCGCCCGATATCGTCGCTTGCCCGCCATTGCTGCCGACCGTGTTCCATCCCGTTGCGGATGAAAAGTCACCATTGGTAATCGTGCTCGAAACAGAGACGCGAGTAAGCGGTTCGTCATCAAGGATGATGCTCAGGCTATTATTCGAAAATGCCAAGAGGGCCGCATCCGTTGCGCCAAACACGAATGGTTTCAGCAAGCATTCACCGCTGCCGAGCGCCGATCCGATATATCCGAGGCCGGGGCGCATGAAAGCAGGACCTGTAGCCTTGCAAAGGAAATTTGTCTGGATCTCGGCGGCAAGCCTCATGCGCTCCAGATCGGTGCGCGGCAATGCGGTCTTGTCCTGCACGCCGGTATTGAACGATTGCGCATAGATATTCTGCTTAGCCACGACGACGGTCTCCCGGATATCCTTGGCTTCGCGAGCGCGTCCAGCAACCGGGCGGCTTTTCTCTCACGCGCTCATCCACAGCGTCCTTGGTCTTGGCGTCCTGAAGCCGAGACTTGAACAGGTTATGGAGATCGTTGCGGTTGCCCTTGTCGGACGAGATCGGGAGTCCGCACTCAAAGGCGAGATAGGCCTCAAGCGCCTTGGCGAAGTGCTGGCGCCAAGCCCCGATGTTCCAGCCATATGCCTCGTCATTCGAGATATAGCGGACATAGATCGCGCTGTAGGACGTGTGCCAGTATTGTGTCTCATCCTCGAATTCACGGATGCCCTCGCGATAGGCCGGCTCATAGGAAATCGAGACGGTTCGCACCCAGTCTTCCGGCTTGGAATAGGTATAGTCGAAGCCAAACAGCGGCTCGACATCCTCGTCAGGCTGCATCTGAGCCGCCCGGATCGCGAAGTGCCATAGGCCTTGCTCAAGCATGAAGTTGACGGCATCGTCCCATGCAGCATCCAAGGCGTGCTTTTCGGGCCTGTCCTCGGTCAGAGACGCAAGGTTTGATGGCCCGAGGAGCCGAAGGGCGCCGCGGTAAATTGCAAGCCGGTCTGCCATCAGCCCCAATCTCCAACTTCGATTGCCTTTTCACGGACGGCGTCTGCTACAAATGATGGCAGCATTCTGACGCCAACCATTGCGTTCTCATCAATGAGATAAGCGACACTGGACGTTCCATCTCGGCCCCAGCCGAACACGACGTAGCCCACGAGTTCGCCCGGCTCGTAGAAGCCAGCGATCATCGCGGCACGACTGACGATGTTCCGTTGAACTTCATCGCGCTCAGGGACCGGCAGCTTATGGATTTCGCCGCCGGCTTTAAGCTTGACGCGGCCGATCCGGCATCCGCTCACGCGGCAAGTCCCTGTGCACGCTGCGAATGCGCGATGGCCGACTGGATGGCTTCGACCTTGGACTTGTGATTGCGGCTGACTTCCGCGCCGCCGTCGATCAGCTTTGCCCGCCAGCCGGTCTTGGGGGTGTGGTCGATATGGTAGCCATCCGGGATCAAACGCTCGATCGCCGCGATTTCCTCGGGCGAAAGCTTCGCGACGGGCTCCTCGGACTCCCACTTGCGCAGCATACGGGTTTCGACGAAGCCAACCCCCTTGCCAGTCACGCGGAGTTGAAGGTCAAAGGTCTCGCCGATTACGTCGATTAGGTCATGAATACGCACGCGCTCGACATGGTGCGCCCAATAGGATGGACGAAGAATATCTTCGATGCTGTGGCCGGGGTCGAGAACGACATGATGTTGTGTGCGAACATAGTCCGCTGCATGGCGCATTTTGGTAGGGTGAAGGGTTTTTGTCATGTTTGCCTCTGACAGTTGGAGGGTAGCCCACGACGATCAGACAGCGAGCGGCAACAGGAGGATTGCTGCCGCTCGCATCCGATCAGCGGTGGAGGCAAGACACCGCGACCGAAGTCGCGATGGTCGACATCAGGTGATGGCTACGGGAGCCGTCACAGTCGCGAGGCCGGTGGCCTTCACCGACGCAGTGCACTGGTAGAGCTTGTACTTCGGGCCGGTCGTGGCGATGACATGGACGATGTCGCCCACGCGCATGCCCTTGGCATAGCCGTCCGAGAAATAACCGGCGCCGACGATGGTTGCGTCGGCATCGGCTGCGGTCGTGTAACGCCAGACACGCGGCTGGTAGCCGCCAATCTGGGTATCGAGAAGTGCGAGGTTGTCGCTTATATAAGCCATGTTCGGGTCTCCTTACGAGGCTACATAGGCAGAGCCATCGTGCACCATCTGAACGATGCCGTTGCTCTGGAGGATCTTAGGACCGTGGAAGACGGTGGCGCGGGACCACGAAGTGTCCTGCTTCTCGTCGTAGCCGACGGCGATCTTTTCTTCGCCCACGTTAACCGCGTAGCCGATGGCGTTGCGGTGATACATGTAGCAAAGCTCGGATGCCGTCCCGTTGCCGGTGATGCGGCTGGAAACGATCCAGTTGATGCCGGCCCACTGCCACATCTTGCGCACCGGCATGCCGAACGCCTTCACCTCGACGAAGTCACCGGAAGAGAATTCCGTGGTCTGCATGAGGTAGGCACGAAAGGCCGGAGTGATGACGGCGAACATGTTATCGACTTCATCGACATTGACGTCGTTGTTGCCGAGGATCGCCTGTGCACCGAGAACGGTGTTCAGCGAGGCAGTGCCTGTCCCGAAGTGCTGGGTGGCGTTGGCGAGTTCGCCCAAGATCGTCAGATCGATATCCCGGTTGATGACCGCGATCGATGAATTGCGCATCACCGAGATCTGATCGCCCTGAGAGGCGAAGACGTTGAAGCCGGTCAGCTCGTAGGGAGCGTGCTTCTCAACCAGCGTTGCAGTGTACTGGTTGTTGGTCGGGTTGCCGTATGGAATCTGACCGTTGGTGCCGCGAGTAACGGCGGTGTCAGTGCCAGAGCCGGCGACAAGGAACGTTGCCTGGTTGCCGGAGATGACGCTTTCCTTGGTCGTGGACATTTTGAGCGCAGAAACTTTCTGCTCAAACTGTGCGACCAAGTCCTTCTTGAATTGGATCATTGCAGCTTCGATGCTCATGATCTCTTCCTTTCAACGAGTTAAGGGAGGGACTGGAGCCGGAGCAGTGCGAGGGAGGCCGATGGACATGCGGGGCCGTTGCCGGGGTGGCCGCTGTCGAACCGGGGCTTTCACGCTTGGCGGATATGCTGGAAACTGCAGTCGGGGGCCGTTGCCGGGGTGGCCGTCATGCAGGCATTAAAAAACCCGCTCGAAAGCGGGCGGACACTGACTGTGATGCCAGAATTGGTTCAGCGCTTGCCGCGCTTGAGGTCGCGTTCGAGGATCTCGCGATATTCGACGTTCAACTTTTCGCTCTCGTACCGATCGAAGTCGGTATCGCGGATCTTCTCGATCTCTGCCTTGCGGCTAGAATGCTTGCTCTCTGCATCGCTGGACGCGAACACCACGTCGCCGAAGGAGTTTCGGCCCTGGTCCGATGCCCACTGGACGAAGCCAGGGATGTCACCAAGACGTCGGCCGTCTGGCAGCCGTGCTTCCGTCCATGCATCGCCGATATCACCGGCTCCGGACATGAAGCGCTTGGCAAGCTGCATGTTGCCTTTGTATTCATCGCGGGACCATGAATCCCGAAGCGCGTCTTCCGCTGTCTCTCGGGCCGTATTGTCCTGCTGGCCTTGGGCTTCAGCCGCCTTTTCGGCCATGTCGACATACCACTCGGCAGCCATCTCGACGAATGCCGGCGGTGCATTCTTGGCGTGGGCGAACTCGGTGAAGCTCGACAGCACCGGCTTGTCTGCATCCACAAGACGCTTGGTGACCGGCTCCGGAAGCTTGTAGCCCTCGGCCGTATCGGGAATGCCCTGATCCTTGCGCCATTCCGCCATGGCCTTTTCGTCCTTGGGATCAGGCATATCGCGCTTGATCTTGCCGGAGCGGATGGTGGTTTGGGCTTCCTGCAATGCCTTGACGACGCCAGCCAGGGAGCCGTAGCGCTTCAGAAGCTTGAGCTGATCCTCATTGTCGCCGGCGGCGAGCTCGCGCCAGTTATCCGGGAGAGCGGCGACCTTCTCATCGGTCTCGGTCCCTTCCGTCGTGGTCGTGTCAGCCGTAGTGGTGTCAGCGACCTTGTCGGTTGCCGTCGTGTCGGCGGTCGTTGTATCAGTCGCCGTGGTGTCAGTCGTCGTGTCGGTGGTCTTGTCGACCACGACTTCATCGATATTCGCTGTTGCCTCAGTCATTCTTTGCCTCTGGTTTTCTCTCTGCTCTCGACTTGCCTTCGATCAGCTTCAAAGCCTCAGGCTCGCGCAGCTTGGCGATCTGAAGTCCGATAGAGCGCTGTCCTTCCATGAAGGAGGTTTCCCGTTCGGTGGGCATGAAGCTCGGCATGCCTATATGGCAGGCATTGAACAGCAGCCATTCCATGAACCGCTTCTGCTGGCCTTCATTGGCTTTGCCATCGAATAGCGCGCGCGCGGCATAAAGTACCCCGCGGTCATAAGCGGCTGGCGCTATCGACTTCATGCGACATGATCCGGGAAGATGAGCCGGGACGACGCCGCGCTGCCGGTGATCGCCTGTGTTCCCAGATCGACATTGGCATCCGCCATCTTGCGAAGCTGGAAGCGCTCGCCTCTGGTCTTTGCCTGACCGATTGCAGCGCCGAGGGAGAAGGCCATGCAGCCGACGATCATTTCATGCGTCATCGGCGATTGCTGCGTGAAGCGCTGGATTGTCTCACCAATCGCAAGCATCAACCGCTCGTGCCGTTCATCGACCTTTACTTTCGAGATGGACATAGTCTTTGCCTCCTATGTCGGTTGGTTACTGCAAGCCTGCCTGCTGAAGCGCCACGCTGGCGTCGGCAACGTTCTTGCCGACCATGGATGCGTCGTTGAGCGCCGAGGCCGCCTGTGTGATGCCCTGAACCTGCTTCTGCTGGTCTTGAGCGGCAGCGGCCTGCTCTTCGTCCTTGAACCAGTCTGCTGGCGCTCCGGTGCCCTTGACGGCATCCTTGGTCATCTTCTGCAGATCCATGGTGGCCGGCAGCGTCTGATCGTACTGAGCGCCGGCTGCGATGATCTGAACGCTCTCCTGGAAGGCGGAGACAAGCGCCCTGCCCTCTGCCGTGTTGAGCGGGCTTTCGAAGGTGAATGTCACCTCCTGGCCCTGCAACTCATCCGGCATCTCTCCGATTTCGAACTGGCGATTATGCAAGGCGATCTGGAAGCCAGCATCAAGCAGCGGCAAGTGATACTCGCTTTCGATCGGGCCGAAGAACGGCAGTGCTGCACGGCGGAATTCCGCCACGCGCTGGCTGGTCTCATAGGCTGTCATTTCCCGTGTGTCGGGAAGGAACAGCTTGTTCAGCAGGAAAGCCTCGGCGATCATGCTGCGGACATCGTTCTTCAGTTCGAGGCCTTGTGCGATGTTCCCGGATTCGATGGTCTGAAGCACCTTGCGGATATCATCGGTGTCTTCGAGATCCACATAAGTCATGCCGCCGGCATACATGTTGACCGCATCGCGGAACATCGCGCCCTTGGCAACCATCGGCGGATCGACGGCCTTCTCACCCTGTTCAAGGATGATGCGGGCCATCTGCTGGATCATGCGGCCATCGGGCAGCGAGTTGATCGTGGCCGGCGAGAATCCTTGCGGGAAGTTCGACAGTGTGCGCCAGCGTGGCACGACGTAATTGAATACCGGAAGGCCAGCCTCCCCGAGGATCTGCTCATGGTCCATGTCCATGTAGATCGAGAGGAACGGGAACTTGGCGTACTTGCGGCGCATCACCTTGTCGTCGCCGTAGATTTCATCCGTCGGCATGACGATGTGGCGGCAGTTGAACTCCTTCGACGGCTCCTCTGTGGCGGCCCTCTTGATGTCCGAATGGACCTTGTCCTTGTAGACCTTCACCAGATTGCGGGCGGTCTTCTTCATCTTGCGCTGGAGATGGTCGACCGTGCCGACCTCATTGATCATCCATGCGCAGTTCTTCGGATGCCAGGCGCGGAAGAGCATGTGATCGCGCGTCGGGCTTTCCTCGACCGATATGACACCATTGCCGAACGCAACCCAGTCATGATCGACCTCGATCGTGGCAGCCGTGAATTTGGCACGGCGGTCATAAACCAGCCGGCGATAGCGCTTGGTGGCATATTCCAGCCAGCGCGCCGGGCCCGGAGCGTCGTCAATCTCTTCCCGTCCAGTCTTAATCTCGAACCAATCGCCTTGCCGAAGCATGGCAGACGGTGCATTGCCGAGCGTTTCGCGGGCCTGAACCGGATAGCTTTCCATCAGGTTCGTGCTGAAGTCATCGCCAAGGGTCAGCTCGCGCGTGAAGTCCGAGCGCATCGGATAATAATTGTCGGCGATATCCTGCGCCAGCGAATCCCAAGGCTGTTTTTTTGTGAACAGCGCATTGCCAATTCGACACAGTTCCTTAGCCCTTGCATCATCCATTTAATCGCCGCCCCAATGATGCATCGTTTGTGAAAGCAAATTCACCAAGGAGCTTTATGGCAGCAGCATCATAGGCGATTGCTGCCTCAGCAGCACTATCAAAGCGGCCAAGCCGATGCTTCTTGCCGTTAACTGTGATGATTGCACGGTAGCGCCCAGTATTACGGCAAAGGGAGACACCCTTAAAACCAGCGCTATTGTTCTTTTGGGCTGAACGGTTGGCCATATTTTCAGCATGAGTGCAAAGGCGTAGATTGCTTTTGCGGTTGTTCAACTTGTCCCCATCAATGTGGTCAACAAACTGGTGGGGCAAAGCGCCAATGATCTTTCTGTGCATGAAGATGCTCTCGGTAGCCCCCGTGCTATTCGTATAGGCGGCCCGAGCGTAACCAGTGGTCATTGCGCTCCATGTCATTTCAGAGATGAATGGAGCATCTTCGGCGTCAATGACGGCAATCTTTCCTCGCGTGAGAGGAACAAAAGCGACCGCGCCTTCCATAGCCACAGGCCTTGGGCTTCTTTCACCCTTCTTCCGGGCTAGACCGATCTTGACCATCAGTTGGACTGTCCGAGCAGGCTATTCGAATACGCTGTCGTGCCCGCATTGGG